TCGAGTTTAATTTCGATCTGGTTCACTGCACGCAGTATTGCGTGAGCATCTTCACGTACATCAACGTCTGATGCACTACTGTCAGCGAATAACCTTAGTTGGTCATCGCGTACCTGTTGCATAAAATGCACGAATGCCGTGTCGTTTTTCAGACGTTTAGCCTCTTCTGCATTTATGCGTATTTCTGTTGTCATTGCTGTGGATTACCTTGTGCCATTTGACCAACCATGCGAACCTTATCTTGCTCCGCTTGTATGCGTGCCACATCAACTGATGTCCCATATTCACCATACACTTTAGCTGCATCAACTAGCAAGTCTTGCGCCATCTGATCTCGCTTTAAATCGTTGTCTGCGGCGGCTTTCTGCGCGTCAAGCTGTAGCTTAGCCATGTCAGATTGCATCTTAGCTTGAGCCTTCATTTGCTCTGCCTGCAAGAACGCTGCATTCGGGTCTTGCTCGCCGCCTTGCGCCTCTTGTGCTTGCTGTTGTTGCTGTAGCATTTGCTGTTCAATCTCTGGCGTAATTGGCGCAAAATACCTGTCAGCATTTCGTATGCCAGATACCGCCAATTGATCTGCAAGCGTGTTTCTAATGTTTGTCATGCTTACTAAACCATTGTTAGGCCCATATGTCTGATACACAAGTTGTTGCATTTGCAATGCTTGATTTAGTGCTAAGGCTTTCTCTTCTTCTCTGCCAGTGCCTAATCCAACGTTAATGCTAACGTCCATCGAGCCATCCCATACGCGGGGATCTACTGGGACAAATGAGCCGTTCATTCGCATCATTTGCTCTTCGTCTACATTCTTGTGAGACAGGCGCAACATTATGCCAAACAAGTCTCTCATGCCGTCTGCTAGGTTACGCACCATAACCTCAACTTGCCCAGCCGCAGCTTGCACAGTGGCTTGCACAGCCGCTTTAGTTGTAGACTGCATTGCATCTGGGTCTAACCCCATAGAAGCACGTGAGACGCCTGTTTTGCTCTCTACAAGGCCATCTAGGTAAGTTAATGCACCTAACGTCTGCCCAGCGGTAAATGGCACTGACAAGTCTTGCACTGCACCAGCTTGGCGCATTCTCACAATTGCACCAATCTCGTTATTTAGCACGTCGTCAATGTTGGCTGCGCCCTCTATGACCGCCAGACGTGGATTGTTTGTCATTGCAACGTTATCTAAGATTGAGCGTAAAACTGACGTTGCCGCGTCTTGGTCATCCATAACTATTTCAGCTAGTGAACGTCCATAGAATGTATGTGGCTCTGGGTCTATCTCAAACTTAGCAAAAGGTAACTCATCACATGGCTCAAAGTCTAGCAATTCATATGATGTACCACCGCAAGTAATCTTGTGTAATATTGGTATGCCAGTGCCATCTGCGTCTATTCGCATGTATGCTTCTGTTACACTCACGTTTTTCATTGCCGGATCTTGCTCATCCTCGTCAGATGTATCCAAGCTGTATCCACGTCTTTCATGTACTTCAGCTTCAGTCATCTCTGACCCGCTATCGAAGCTATCTAAGTCTAATACAACGTCTGGGTCATATCCCATGCCGATTAAATCGCCTGCACGCATTTCAGTTCTGTGAGCCACCAAGTAAGCATCTTTGAGATTGCGTGCGTCTCGGTTAATGAAAAATTCTTCTGGCGGAACACTCTCTATACACAGCTCGCCTTGCTCTTGCTTGCGACTAATTTTTATGTCGTGCTTTGGTACTTCTACTTCCATGCCCATCTCATCCATTGAGATACTCATTTCTGTAGTTTGCTCGATTACTGTAACTTCATCGTCATCTGTGAGATATGTCAGCTCGTCATCATTTAAGTCTGTGAACGTGTATATCTCTGCTTCTGGATATGTCATCCAGTATGCCTTTACGATACCTTGCTTCTTCACAAGTGCATCTTGGAATGCATCGTTTATCACCCGGTAGCCATTTAAACGTGTAAACTCGTGGTGCATAAATTCAGTGGCTTGCTCTGCCATTGCTACATCTTCTGGGCCACGCGGGACAAACTCCACTGGCTTTGCTGTACTTAGGAATATACGCATTAGGCTTGGTTTTACAGCACGTACAGTATCACGTACTTTTGTGGCTACAACTTTGCTTCTGCCATCTTCATAACCAAGGTCAACTTCGCCGTCATAGTATCGCTGCGCCTTAATTCTATCTTGGCTTATCTCGCTTTCAACGAAATCTACTGCGCTGGCAATGGCGTCTTGGACAATGCCTTCAATTTCCATACGTGACTTTGGTTTTAATTCCATGATCTATTCCTTAATTCACAAGATTTGATGCGGCTTCAGATGCAGTTGGTGTAGCTCCGCCAAACAAAGTTACTGATATTTGTTGTGCTAAAAATCTGTTTTGAGCTTCCGTTAAGTCTTGCCCTTTTATAGCGCCAGATATTAACTTTAATGCTTCTTGTGCAGATCTGCCTTTGCGCTGCGTTAGTGCTGTAGCTATTTCCACAAAAACTTTTTGCTTTTGGCTTTCAGTAAATTCATCAGTCATTCCAGATATAGCTTGAATTAACCTCTGTGAAGTCTGCAAAGGCTCACCCCTAAGTGCAGTACCAACTACACCGGGTTTTGTTATTTCTTTGATTGTTTCGTTAATTGCAGTACGTTGTGCTGTTTTGGAATTAACCGCCATAGATGCCTTAACAACTGCTGATTGAGACGCTGCATCTATTTGCTTTAGTAGCGCATCCGCTTCAGCTCCCAGTAAAGCTTTTATTTTATTTCTTGAGCTACCAGAACTTAAATCAGTTACAACTTTTATAACTTGTCTGGCGTCAATGGCTTCTGCCGTAGGGTCAGATGCAATAGCTTTTACGTCATTCATTGCCTTATCAATATAATTGCGCAAGCCTGTCTTTGCAGCTTCAAGCTGCGCCACTGGTGTGCTTGCATTAAATTGATCTAATACATCTTCAAGTTCTGTGTTTGGTTTAAGAAGGTCAGCACCTAATTTAAATGATCGCTCTTCAGCTATTTTATCGCCACCAAGTTTTACCGCATCACCATAAACAGGCACGGCGTCAGATACAGCATCACGTAAATCTGATGCTAGTTTATTATAGCTACTACCTTTGCCAGTTAATCTGCCAAAATCATCAACATTCTCATATGCAATAGATTGCAAAGATTTCTTCAATTGGTCTAATTGCATAACATTTGGTAGTTCACTAAATATAATTTTTCCGTTGTCGCCAACTATAACTTTTATTTGTTGATTTGCGGGCATACCACTAATTTGTATAGCCTCATTAGCATCTGCGATTGCCTTTGATAAAACATTATCTGGGGTTCTATCTAAAACTTTAAATATTTGATCGCCTTTTTCTGAGCTATAATCAATTGCAGATTTCGGGCCTCTAAATGCTTCATTATATAAATCGCTTCTTTGGGCTTGCGTTCTTTTTGCAATATTTTCTACAGCAGTTTTAGGGCCAATTTCAGCTTCTCCTAAAACTTCATTAAATGTAGCGTCCAAGTTTTGACCAGTTCTTGCCATGCGCTCATTTATGGCAGTGCGCGCCACCATTGAAGACTGACCGCCACTTGAGGCGGATGCATCTAACAATGCTTGCGCCGCAGATCCTGCATCAGCAAGCATTCCCTCATCACCAGCTCTTTGTATAGATGATAGTGCGCTATTAACATCTCCGCCTAGCTCAAATGTGTTCTTAATTACTCTAGCCGCATTCCCAGATATATTTAAAGCATTTGAGATTAACCCAACGTCAGTTTGTTTTACCCAATCTGCTAAGTTTTTAACACCCTTACCAACTATAGGTGCTGCTGTACCTAAAACTGCGCCAGCTCCTGCGCCAAACATTACGCCCTGTTTTGCGCTTTCAATTCGCTCTTGCGTTGTTGACCCGTCGCCATACCCAGATATAAGTCCCTCTGATGCTCCCAATCCAGAACCAGTTGCAACGCCACGCGCAATTGTTGCTGGTAAGGTTTGCGTCAATGGCCCAGCAAGGGCTGCTGTAGCTTTAGCTGGTAAAGCCGCCAACATAGCCGCAGAGTTAATCACGCCGCTACCCAGACCTATTGCAGCGTTTTCTATTGGACGTTCGCTTGCCATAGCCGATTGAGCTGCGCGTGTTGCTATTGCCGCTTGTTCTCCAAAAGTTTGACCCATAGCTTCATCAGTGTATTTGCCAGCAAATGGAGTTGCACCAAGATATACCGCAGCTCTTGAAGCTAGTGGATATTTATCTAGTACATCTTGGTAAAAGCTAGACTTAGACGCTTGCCCTGCGTCTGTTTCTCCTGCCATGATAGTGTTAATTCTATCTTGGTCAGATGTAGAGTATGACGGGCTTACCAAATATCTCTGCCCATCCTTACGCTCAAATATGCGTACATTACCATCCATCTTTTTAATAATGCGTGGTAATTTTTTATAGTTAGATTTTGCTTTTTCTAATGCTTCTTCTTGGCTAGACGCAGATATTTCAACTTCATAGCCATCGGGTGTCATTATTTGAAATTTATCCATATTATTATCTTCCCGGTACTACACTTGTTACAGAAAATCCATTGCCGTTGCCGTTAGCTTGGTTGTTAACATTTTGCCCTGCGGTATATTTTAAACCGCTAATTTTAGCTTCTCTTGCTTGTCTTTTCTGCTTTATAACTTCTGGCCCATCATTTGGCTGTGGAAAGTATTGCAATTCAGCATTGTCAAATTCATCCTTACCAATAGCTGCGCCACTTTCTTGACGTAGTATAGCATTAATAAAATCACGCTTTGCTTGATCATATTTTTGGCCTTCTGGGGTTCTAAGGAAATTACCAAAAGGTATAGAGCCAGCTATATAATTTCGCATCATAGTGCCTTGATTTTCTAAATCATTTAAAATGTTTTGTGAAAATTCTGCTCTTTCAACAAAGCCTTTGGATTGAGCTTGAGCCGCAGTCAAATCTTTACTCATCTCAACTTTTTGTGTTGAGTAAAATTTACCACTGCTATCAAATTGACCAGCAAGAGCGCCATATGCTTTCGCCTCTTCTGGCGTGGCTATTCTAAATGTATCTTTAGGCTTCATTCTGTTTGATAAAATTGCACTTACCACATTTGATGCGGCAGACGGATTAGCCTCTATAACAGCAGCCGCGTCTGCGTATCCGTTGTTTTTCAACCACTCAACAGTCTTATTCACATTACCAGCAGCTACACGTTGCATACCACGTTCGCGTATTGCTTCGCCTGCACGCATCTCTGGCATAATTAATGGGTCAAGAGCTGCGGCAAAGTTTTGAAATCTGCTCAAACCAGTGTTGGGGTTTTGCTCTCTGGCATAGTCAAGTAAGCCGCCTAAACCGCCACGAGACTGACTTGGGTTCATCCTATCTTGAATGATTTCTGCTGGCTTTTTTATCATATGCTTATCCCATCCCGCCAAATGCTTGTAGATAACTTAACAAGCCCGGACTTTGGCTTTCTGTTGTTGTTTTTGCGCCGCCTTCTTGCGCAACACCAAGCGCAGCAAGTGGCGCTGATAATGCTTGCTGTGGCGCTCCAGTGTAACTATCATACTGCTGTTTAGCCGCATCAATGAGTGCTTGCTGTAAACCTTGCTGTAGTAAACCTTGTCGCTCTTGCCTGTCTTGAATTGCCTGACCTGTGTTAAATGCTTGGTTTGCGAGTGCGCCAGTTTGTGCAGCTCCGCCCATTTGTAATTGCTGTTGGTTTTGCGCCGCACCTAATGCAGTGTTAAACCCTTGCTGTTGCAGATTACCAAATGCTTGTGCGCCTTGCCTTGCAAATCCTTCATTAGTTAAAGCTTCTGCAACGCCGTGGCGCGAACCCCCAAACGCTCCCGCGTTTGATGCTTGCGCTCCCATTGTGTTCATCTGCATCTGCCTTTGGCGCTCAAGATCAGCTAACGTGTTTTGCGTAACTTGCTGGGTGTATGGGTTCATAAATTGACCAATGTTTGGCCCTTGCATCGCCGCTTGAGTGCCTTGCATAGCCTGCTGTAAACCACCAGCCGCCGCTTGGTTTACGTTGAAGCTACCTTGTGGAGCTATTGTAGGGTTGCTATTTAATCCTTGTCCGCCCTTGCCACCGGGCATTATGCCGCCATTAATAGCGCTATAATTATTACCCATTGGGTTATACGTTCCGTTTGGTTGTGCGGAAGAATTTTGTGCCGCATTGGCAACTTGAGCCGCATTCCATCCTGTAGTGCCATACGACATATTAAGCCTCTTTTCTTTTAAAATTAGTCATCTTGTTCATAATGCTTACCTACCTTTGGTCTTCAGCCCACCATATTTTTTTGCGGCACTAGCCTTGCGCTGATCTACAGATAATCCGCCGCCAGTTTTTTTATTAAGATTTTTTCTGCGCCTATCAGCAGAAGCAGATCGCCTTTCCCTAGCCGCTCTTTCAGAAGCCATTCTAGCCGCTTCTGCGTCTACTCTGCCCTGTATAACGTCAGGCGTATTGTAGCTAGTAAATCCAGTTGCGTCACCTATTGCCCCGCCTATATCGCCTAGTAATCCATACTCACCGCCTTTATTGCCAACGCCACTTGTTCTTCGTCCACGTCCGCTAAATAAATCATAATTTCCGGGCTGTTTTTCAATAGGCAATCTGTAACCCGCAGCCATTGCAAGCCTCGGATCTACTTCGCCGACATCATATCCGCCGGCAACAATTGAAGTCGTGTTTGGATTTTGCAAGCCGTAATCTGATCCTGTAGCATCTGGTATTTTTGGGTCAAATATATTTTGAATTGCACCAAAGTATCCCGGAGCTGTAAAACCTTGCGATTTATCATAAACTGCGTAATTTGTGCCAGCAGTGCTTGAACCCGGCTGAAATGGAGAGGTAGCTTCCCTATTCATCATATCCAACATTCTTTGCTTGTTGCGATCGCTGCGATAATCACCCCGACTGTCTTGCATACTTTGTATAGCCGAAGCTTGCGTTCCATCATATGTTGGATACATCGCATTGGGAGATTGCACGTTAGCGCCCGGTGCGCCTGTGTATGGGTCAATAAAGAAACTATCCATGTACGCTTTTTGCGCTGGCCTGCGTGCGGCAAGCTCATTTAATGATTGCTCGTAAATTGGCGCAGATGAATAACCACGAACGCCGTTAGCATATTGTGTAGGCTCGCCCATGCCGCCCATTATATCAAAGCTACTGCTAGGCGCACCCATACCAAATGCATCAGCAACATTTGCCGTATTTTGAAATGAAGCCTGTTGCATAGGTGTGAACGCAGCTACGTCTGGGCCATAGTATGGCGTGTAACCTATTTGCGATATGCCTTCAGCTTTATTTAAATTACGTCGTGCCGCATCTTCTATATAATCTGGTACTGTAACACTTGATGATGTTGACCCGCCTTTAGACATTATTCAAACTCCTTAACATAAGACGAGTGAAGCTGATGCCAGCCATGTTTCGCCAATGGTTTTTTCCAGCCGACACGCCCCGTCATGGTTAGTGCCGCGCATCCTTGCGCTTTAGCCCACTCTACCACATCTTGGTGCATATCCAAAATTTGATCCAATTCGCCACCGCCTAAAAACACGTTTAACATTCTTTTTCTTGGGTATACCACAATTTCTGTGACTATGCACCCCTTTGGTGAAGGCCACAACTGCAATGTACCCTTATATATTCCTTCAGCAATATCAATGAAGTCATGCGTGCCGCCAGAGTATTCTAGAGCTGCTTCTATCCAAGGCTTACATCTTTCTAATTCTTCATTCATGCGTGCGTTCTCGTAATTGATAATGTTGAGGATGGTATTGATGGAACGGGTGATGATGCAGCAGTGTAATTTAAAAATCCGTCAGTGTTATCCATCATGTAATTTACTTCTAAATAATCACCAGCCGCCACAGTAAATATCTGTGTTCGTGACGTAACAACTGTAGCGTTATTCTGGTGTAATGCAGTTGTCATAGCGCTATTATCTACATTCGTACCATTTATGCTAGGCCAGAAGTAAAAATGTACTGTGCTTGCGCTTGTTGATGATATTTGCGCAGAAAATGATAATACATATTCCCCAGCCTCTTCAAATACAATTCTACTTGCTGGTGTGCCTTGTGTGATTTTTGAATTACCAGTTGGTACGTCATAGGTCAGCTTGTATGCTGTATTTGCTAGAGCCGGTGTAACGTCTGATGTTTTAATAAAGTTAGCGTGTCCACCTTCCATTACAATTTGACGCCACTCTCCACCTTCACTTACAACTGGATATTTGTATACTCGATTCCACATAAGAGTGCCATCTTCTGCTGCATTCTCATCTCCATTCTGTTGAACTAGCGTGGATCTCGTTTGGGCAATATATGCAACTAATCGGCGACCCCACGTTCGCCAATCATTACCAATTACATCTGGCGCTCGCTGTTGCTGCTCGCTCATCTTCTACCGCCCGGTGTGATGTTTATCCTATTAATACCAACACGCCAATCTCCTAAAGTATTGCCGTCTATCCTTAATCTGATCTGTCGCCCTGTAAACCTTAATGAAGTTGGATTTGACATTACAAAAGATCCATATGATCTTTCTGTTCCGTTTGGATAAAACCTTGATTTAAATGTTACAGTAACATCGCCCTGCGTCTTTTCATCTGGGATCATCTCAGTTACCGCCATAACATTATCGCCAGTTCCTAATGATATAGACCCGCTCTCTGCAAATGGTGACATGCTGCCATAGTTAAACCCAATCTCATGCTCGTATAATTTATTGTCATCTGCTGAAACCCAGAACGGCTGCTTAAACGTACCCATATCAGCGCCTGCCGTTCTGCCAAGTTCGCCAATGTACCAAGTGCGTTCAACATAATTATAAACAACGTATCTATCATTTTCAGTAGACGAACCTGATGGGTAAAACCAGAATATCTCGCCATATGTACTGTTCGGCACAGCAAAAGCCTTGCTAATTTGCGCTCGATTTATATCGCCAAATACATAGTCAGATACTTCACTTTCAAGCTGTTGAGCTACACCGCCTGCATAAACATAAAACGAGTGATTACCCATCCAGAATGCACCTTGATCAACTGATGCATATGCCTTACTAGCTACCAAACCACAGCTAGAGCCAACACGCTCAATACCATAAACGTATGGTGCGCCAATGTAATTTGCAACGTGCGCATCTGTGCTTGTTAATATCAATGTCTGGCCTTGCACTCGAACACCAGCCATAATTCTGCCACTTGTGTTTAATTCAATATCACCAGCCTCATTTGTAGCTGCGGGCGTCCATGTCGTGTTATCTTCTCGATCACTAAATTGTATTTTACGTTGATTGCCGCCTGCACCAAGTGCAAACACAAATCTTTCTTCAGTGACAACAATTGCCTCATTATTAATTGGCGCGTTTGCCACTACAGCAGCAGGGGTAGAATTACTTAATTGCCACTCGTATATCTTCCCATCATCTGGGCTACATGCTAAGAGATACTCGCCCCAATTTTCTAATGACCAAGTTGTGGCAGGCTGTGTTCTTGCCGTGTCTGGCCTTGCTACGCCGTATGCATAATTGCCATAGAAGCTACCGCCATACCCTGTAAATGCTTCTGCACTTTCTCTGCCTGATGCAAAACTTGTTGGGGTTATATCGTGGCGCACTCCAGCAGAAGTCCAACTATATAATTTATCATACGTGCCACCAACAATGTATCTGCTTTGGTCATTAGAAACCCACGTAAGTAAACCGCGCACCTTTGCGTCCGCCGCAGTATCAGATCGGGTGCGCCAGCCACCAATTGGACGCATAGTGCCATCTACCCAACGTATTAAATTACTGTCTCGCCAACGATTTGACGATTGTAATTCAGTGCCATTTCGGTAAATGCCGGGTTGTATATCTAGCGGTATTAATGGCATTTATCTTAGCTCCGCCCATGTTGTAATTGAAGCACCACTAGCAAACCTGTAATAATAATTATTAGGTATTACCGCGTTCATACATTGTCCACTGTTTGGGTGAAAGCGACCAACAGTAATCCACGATGAGTTATCTGTGCTGACTTCAAAATTTCTAAAAGATCCATTGCCGTAACCAGTAATAGCAACCGAAATAGATTTACCTGTTGTGTTCTGATATGAAGTACCATCTGTACGGCTTGATTCAACATCCTGCCAAGTCTGGCCCACGCCAATTCCATTATCGGGGGCAAGAGCTTCGATCGCCGCTTTAACTTTAGCTGGCGAAACAATGCTTTCAGTTGTGCTAGTACCTGTCTCCCAAACTGCCTCGGCTTGAGTTGTAGATACATACTTTGTATCAAGCTGCGTCTGTATATTGCTTGTAACGCCGTCAACGTAATTTAATTCAGCAGTTGTAGCTGTCACGCCATCTAGCAAGTTAATATCAGCAGTTGTAGCTGTCACGCCATCTAGCAAGTTAATATCAGCAGTTGTAGCTGTCACGCCATCTAACTTGTTTAACTCAGTGACGGATGCTGTGACTGTAGCCCCGCCAATCTTTAACGCTGTTAAGTCCGGGCTTATTGCAGTTGTCCCATCCAGTAAATTATCAACGCTGTCCAAGTTGGTGTTTATTTTAGTACCCCAAGTATCCTCAGATGCACCGACTTCTGGCTTAACTAAGTTATATGTGGTTGTTGTAGTATCAGCCATTATTTAGTCTCCTATTTGGCAACACATTGCCATAAATTATGCAAATTTGCAACATTAACAAAGCGTCCATGTTTCCGGTGTTGGTTGCACTTCTATCCAAGTTTCGCTTGCCTTAACGTAGTCAACCCACGTTTCAGGTGTATCTGCATCTTCTTCCCATTTTTCTATAGCTGATACCAACATACTAGAAGCTACGTTTAATTGGCTGCTATTTGATAAAAGTCTTTCGTAATTTGTGGATAATGCAGAATTTGGGTTTATACTTGATGACCCAGAGGAAACCACAACGGAACTCGTTGAAAATAAAAGATTTGGCGCAACATTACCATCAACATTTCTAAACCTATTGTATGAAATTGTTAGCGAAGATGACGGCAATACGCTTAAAGAGCAATCCTTAACAGTTAATGCAGATGACGTAACATTAGATGAAACAGACACACTAGCCTGTACTCCTGCTCCTATTGCTATATTTTCAAATGATGAAAATGCTGTACTTGAAAAAGGGGCTGTACTAAATGTCATTCTACATTCCTATACCTTCAGGCCAATGCTCATCTAACCAGTAATCATGCGGTATAGGTGACATAGCTTCTAGTGTATTAGATGCATCACGTATCTCTTTTATCTTAGTCCAAATAGCTTGATTAGCATTATACTCAGCTAGTTCTTCTGCTGTCCAATTATCTGAACCTTTTTGAACTAACTCCATTGACCTGTTGGTTATGTTTCTTTGCTTCCACTCAGGACAGTAACCAAGTATTAACTCTTGAGCATAATTTCTTACATCGTATTCGTTACCTGTCATGTCTTGCACATACCAATCAGTATTATTCCAGAATACTTGTTGATCACTTGTATGTGAAGGTATGTCAGGTGCTACAGTATAACCAGCATCAGCTATCTCAACATCAGTAAATGTTGTGTTGTCAGTACGAGTTGTACCGTCTGAGAGAACTATCCTGTGTGGTAAAGTTTTAGGATAGGTTTGATTAATTGTGTATAGTGTCATGATATCATTCCTTTACCTTGTTAAGCCAAGGCCATGCTTGCTGTTTAAATAATCTTCTACATTTTCAATTTCTGAAGAAGTTAAATGTCGGTCATATCCTATCATCTCTATAATTTTGCCATTAAAAATACTTGCAGTTGCTGAATTTTCTCGTCTACCAATATATGTTCCAGTAGAACCACCACCATGATTGTAAGGGCTATTGGATGAGTACTGTGTAAAATCCATACGCACAAAGTTTACTAAATCAACCATAAGAAGATGAACTCCTGTAGTAGGAATACCAGTATATCCACTTACTGTCTGATAAGATCCGGCAGTGCCATTTAAATTTGGGGAAGAATTGTAAACTGTACCACCAGTATCATAATGTGCATATTGATTATCTGCATTATCAAATCCAAAAAGAACATGACTTGTTGTAGCAGTGGAACTCACTACTGCATATAACTGCTTAACAACTTTATCTGTGGCATTATACGTCCAATTAGTACCATCAAAATCTACACATTCTTGTGTGTGTGATTGAGTATCGTAGGTAGGCTCGTAAGTAGAAACTGTAGTCATATCATAACCGCCTCCACTCTTATCAGCCCATAATCTAACAGTGTCGCCATGCGATGTTACATTTGTGGTTTTAGATGTGTCTGTAAACAAAGTTGTAATATCAGTAGCATCATACCACATGGTTAATCCACTAGTAATTGAAAGCTGATGAAACTTAGGCCAAGCATTATTAGTCTCTGCTTCGTATTGCTCTTGTAAACTCCAGACACCACTAGCTGAACTTGTTGTAGGAGTGTTTATTGTTTTAGTTATTAGTCCACTATTTTTCATTTTGTAACCCTCCTAAAATGTACTTGTGTCAATGTAGGTTGTGATTTCTCGATACCTAGTTAGTGTACCTGTAAAAGCTGAGTTAGAATGACCACCATGTACACTACTTCCTTGACTTCCTTGACCTACTCCTGCGGCATTATTACCAGCCCAATCGCCGTTACCATTAAAATCTACAGAAACTATTTGATTAATTCCATTAGTGGTATCATTCCACCAACACTGAATATGGTTTTGATAATCAATAGTAACAATAAGTTGACCAGCTACACCAGCATAAGCAGACATATCTGTTGTTGTAGTAGATGTTTCGTTAGATACTCCTGATACTGCACCAGAAACAGACAACCTAAGATTGCCTCCTGACACCATACCTACATAAAGACCGTCTGTAGTTCCACCTTGGTCTAATATACATCCAGTATCTGTTGTACTGAAGGTCATATCAAATATAAAAGTCACATCAATTCGACCTGCACCTCCAGAGCCTGATGAAAACTCTTGTGGAAATGATGTTAATTCTCTTAGGTATGTAGTACCATAGACAGCATCTATATCTAAACCAGTATCTTGCAATTCTGCATTAAGGTAATCTGCATCCATACTCCAAACGCCAGTGTTCTTTTTGTTTTTATTAACTATGATACTAGATGCTGAGTATTGCCTTACCGTATCATTATTAAATTCTACTAAATATAATTTTGAGTAATCAGATTTAAAGCTAATACCTCTAGTATTACCAGTTACAGAAAACCTACTATTAAATGTAGCAGTAGTAACATCATAAGCTGTAGATAAATCCCAACTAGCAAAGTAATTACTTTCTCCAATAGCATACATTATAGTACCATCACTGTTAAAAGCTATATCTGTAGGCCAACCAACTTGTGAGTTTAAAGAAAGTTCATTTCCACTAAATGACTTTGTAGAAATATCCCATGCTGTAGTCATAGAATATTCATGCACATCACCAGTCATAAAACCAACTGTGTAAAACTTAGTGCCGTCAGGTTTAAAAGTTACATCCAAAACTCCTGACTCTTCAGATGTCACACCGCCAGCTGTAGTTATAGATGCTGTTGTAATATCCCAAGCTGTAGACAAAGAGTATTCACTAATGGAATTGGTAACTTCTCCAGCTATATAAAGTTTTGTACCATCTGGCTTAAAGTGTATACCACTAGGTACGATAGTTTGTGAAGCTACACTAAATGAATCTCCAGTATAACTAGCTGTAGATAAATCCCATGCTGTTGTAAGTCCATAAGAAAACACTTTATCTGTGTCTCTACCTACCACAAATAAAAGAGTACCATCTGGCTTAAAAAATAAACCTGTAGGTCTAGTTAATTGAGAATTAATGCCAAAAGTAATATTATCAAAAGTAAAAGAATATGCCAAATACCCACTAATAGTTTGATAATAATCAGTAGCCGCATAGTCTGCTACACGTCCTATAAAACCACCATTATCATGCACACTGTTTTTCATGGATTACTCAGATATAATTTCGTAACTACAGATAACCTGTAAGTCTCCATCTACACTAGCTGTTGCCCTTAGTGCATCACCTTCTTCTAAATATATTGCACTGTCTTTGCTTATAGCTACGAGAGTAGCATCTGCTGGTACTGTAACTGTACTTACTATCTTGTAAGCTGTACTCGACCTAAACAAATCAAGAGTGATATCAGCATCGTTTGTGCCATCAATGTTAGCTATGATAACTGAGTTTATCTTTAGTAATTTACCTGTTGCCGCAGTTGTTATTGCTGTGGCTGTTGTTGTTGCCGCAAGCACATCTGTCTTGCCTGTTATAGTTGCAACACTAACTACGTTTGGTGCAGTCATTTTATTCTCCTGTTATTATCCAAATACCATTGCCATAGCAATTGCTTTGCCTGTTGTTATTCCGCCGCCACCGCCAGAAGCATCAGCCCATTCAGTTGCTGTAGCCCCAGAGTTAACTGTAAGAACTTGACCTGATGTTCCCAAAGAGGATGGAATGTTTGTAGCTATATCTCGACCATCTACTGTACCTGTTACAAATACATTTCCAGCCACTGAAATTCCAGTTGAACTAGTTTGAAATCTTAAAGTATTATCGTGATAAAGGTTTACACTACCATCTAAATTAAATGTTGCATAAGTTTCACTAGCACTTGAGTTAGTTATACGAACTGCATTTGAGCCAGCTATAAATAAATCACCAGCACCAGCATCTTGTACAAAAGAATTACCAGCAGAATGAAACACTTGTAAGTCATCACTGTCACCAAACTTAGCTTTAATATCATCACCAAAGTCTAAATCACCTGTCAGTGTACCACCAGCTTTTGGCAAAGCGGCATTAGCTGTTGTAGTTGTGCTTGTGAGTATGCCGTCTCTTGATGCTATGTCTACGCCATCTACTGTGCCAGATACTGCAACGTTGCCTGTTACGTTTACACCTGTTGAGTTAACTGTAAGACGTTCAGTATTACCATCAACTCTCATTCGAATGTTACCAGTAGAATCATTATCTATATAAAGATGTGAACCTGATTGTGTTATATTAGCTAAATGATTTCCATCCGTATCAGTAAACTTTAGATTAGGTGTTGTATCTGTAATGTTTACATCATTGGAAGTCACTGTGCCTGTTACGTCAATGCCTGTTGATGTTGTAGTTAGTTTTTCTGCGCCGTTGTGAAACAGTCGTACAGAGCCTGTCGCTGTGGCTCTTAGTACAGCAGTTGAGCTACCCAAAATCTGAAATTCATCACCATCAGTGATGTTAACTAATAGATCACCAGATGTTACTAATCTATTGTTACCATCGTGATAAATCTGCAAGTCACTGCCAGCACCGAATATGGCTTTGTCGTTGTCACCCCAAGTTACGTTGCCTGTAATTGCACCGCCAGATAAAGGTAAATTAGAAACAGACTGAGATGCAGGGTAGGTCATAAATACATCTTTAGAACCAGATGTAAAACTTACTGCTGCGTTACTGTTAGAGCTAGATAGTACAGTTGTCCGCGTTAATGTATTTCCAGTGTTCCAAGTGCCTAAACCAACTTCCCATTCATCAGCCGTGCTGTGTACTATCGCATAATGCGTTGTATCCGCATTAGACATATGATCGCTAAATGCTTCAAAAGATGTGGATGTACCACCTAGCGATATTGCAGATGTGCCTGTCGTGGTTGTTGTTTCACGTACACGATCTTTAATTACAAATGCCATTGTCTAACCTTATGATAAAGTAACATCCAAATCCCCGGCGGGGATACGCAATACATCTCCAGTAGAAATAGTTTTTGACACTGATAGAGCTGCATACGCTATTAAGTTACCGCCAGATGATGCGTCAAAAATACCAACGTGGCTAACTGTGCCATAATTTCCCGTTGCAGTTGGGTATTCAATTGCACCAGAGTTGCTTGCAGTATCCCCAGAAACTGTGAATGTTGCTGCTTTTCTCACATATCCGCCGCCACTAACTTCAGTGCCACCGCCCGTATCATTTGGAGCTGCAGTGTATAATGCTATAAACCACGCTGTCGGGCGTGTTGCTGAACTTGCAGTAAATACCCAAGTCAATACTCGTGTTTCAAATGTATCTGTAAAACTCATTTTAATATGCCCTTATTTTCATACGACGGCCTGAACCGCCAAATTTAGCTTTTTCGCTTTCAGCGTTAATTGCGTCAATTGCGCTTTGGTATAACGCTGCCCACACTTGTATTCTAGCGTCATCCTTTAAGTATGGCGCAGAATGTATTAGTGAGCCATATAAATATGCGCTAGAATAATAATCCAATACCCAATTTGATGTATTACTATCACTTAGCGCGGGTATTCGGCTGTAATAATACAATTCTGAAGTATATGTACCATCTGGCACTGGGTAAACTTCAATCTCGCCTGCTGTAAGTGCGTAATATGCTGGCTGACCGCTTGTGTTTAAATTTCTAAACTTGCGATCAAGCATTTCTGCTTGCGAAATTAGCTCAAGTGGGCGTGTATCTCCGCTTGTTATATAAAATCGTATTATTTCTAGCATATCTGCGGGAATTGCGCTGTATTGCGTGTCAATCTCGGCTGTGCTGCGCTTTTCTTGCCTCCAATGACGCAATCTAAGGTTTAGATCATCTTCAGCGAGCGATATAAACGTAGACGAAATTGATGCTAGATCATCTCGATTAAGAAAATCTGCAATATTTGTCTTTAATTCTGCATATGTTGTAATTGGCATTAGTCAACTCTCAGTTTATTTCTGTATAACATATTTATGTAGATTGTACTAGGTATTGCGTTTTGTAATATAAAAAGTTAAGATAATAATCCGTAGGAGGGATAATTATGACAGACGCATATTTAGAAAAAATTCGTGAAGATATTGTTTTAAGGGCAATGTTTTTTGACCAAAAAGACCCAGTTGCTATTGAGCAATTTGATAGATTTGTTTGTTTACTGTTAAAAGTAGACGCAGACGAAGTACCACCACTATTCATCGAAGAAGCCCTTGCGCATTCATAATATTTTGTAAAATTTCTTCAGTTAAAAGTTGGCCTGACATTTTAGTTTTTAATGCATGCGTTTTGTGCGCATTGTTTAATGGCTTTCCTGCTTTTGTTGTTTTTCCAGACATAGAGTCCCAAAGATCCTTAAATACTTCACCTTGATAAACTGGAGTTTCCACGCCTCCTAAATATTCACCTTTTATTTGTGTATCATATGTGCTGTGGGGAACTTGAGCTAGTCCTTGAATATTAGAACCTTTTTTAAAATCTTTAGCATTATTATATAATAAACCACTTTTTGGGTTAATTTTACCAACAGAAAGCCCAGCCATTCCACTTCCCATATTTACCTGATTAGGATCTGTTACCGATTTTCTTATCATAGCAGGACTTGGAAAGCCTGCATCTTGCATTGCCCTATTGTCCATACCTCTAATAAATGCTTTTCTAATGTCTGGTTTTACCATTTTTAAATAAGGTCTTAAATCTGGACTTTCTAAACCTACCCAATTAGGGTCATACGCTTTCATATATTGGTCATATTGAATTACGTCAGATTTTTTAATTGGCGCAAACTTTACCATTTCTGCCATAACTTCAGACGTAAAATCAGCAAAATCAACTGCATCTGGAGACATTCCTAATGAAATACCAACTATATCCGCTCCATTATTAGCTTCTTGTAATTTAGCAGCATTATTATCAATTCTTGATATAATTCCTTTTTTAGATGCCCAAATAGCATCATCTAATTGATTTGCTCCAGACCTCATAAAGTCTATACCGCCGCCAACATCTACAGGATTTTCAAATGTGTTTCCTAGTAGGCCTTTAACAGTGCCAACGCTTGACCTATCACCCATGAGAGGTACAGCCACTTTCCCTTCTAAGCTTTCTAAGTCTAATTTTTTCTTTGGTGAAAGATTGGGGTCTAGAGTAAAATCTACATCAACGTCTGAAAGAGGTATATCCATTTTTGTTTTTTGAAACCCGTATGGGTCTAGTTCTTCTTTAGTTGGCGGCTTTAACCTAATATTACCACCAGACATGCCCAGCGCGTTAGGATCAACTTCAATGCGGTTAACTACGTCAAGTAATCCACGTCCACCTTTTTTAAGCGCATCACCAACGCCCGGTATAATGCCAACTAAAGCTAAAGCGCCTAATCCTGCTGCATATTTATAATTAGGATTATCTTTTTGCAGCTCATCATATATTTCTTTAGCCGCCATAGCGTCGCCAATAATAGGCGTGGCCTCAGCTATAAATTTTGCGGCGTCCATTGCGGTAAAGCTCATTGGCGTTACCTTTAAGCTGTCTACATAGTCAGCCCATTGAGCGTTTGTCCCACCTTGGTATGTATTTTGATCTAACAAGCCCATTACAAGTCTAAATTCTGCTGCTTCATTAAGTCAAATACTTTGCGCATCATCTCCAAGTTACCTTTGTAGACACCAAACGCTGGGTCATCTTTAAACTCTTCTACAAAGTTAAAGAACTCTTGCTCGTCAGTTATGTCAGGCAAAACTGTTTCTTTTATAGGGCCAAGTGGCTTTACGCCGTATAATAAACTGTAATAGTCACTGTCTGGCACTTGCACGTCTTTATTTAGCAAACCAAACTTACGCGCTGCTTTATCGGGTGCTTCAGTCATTTTTGATAGCAAACCCTGCTTTACTGGGTCATTGCCCGCAAAATTAGCTTGGCCTAGCGTGCCGTAATACGTTTTATCACCAATATTTTCAACAGGTTTGCCGCCAGTAGTCATAAGTTGACCATTAACGTATTCCATCTCGTCACCGGGCGTCAAAACGTTAGCCAGAAACTCGGTAATGCTGTTCCTGTCACTCGCGCCTTTGTCTAACGAGTTTAAAAAGCTCATAAATTGATTTTGTGGCATAATTATAGCCTATACGTTGTTTTTTTACAAACTATCACAATTTTTCCATATTAGCTAGTACAACGCGCATTCTATCTGATAACTTCCACGTCCCAGCGCGCCACCTAGCGGCATGTTGGGCATCTTCCAACGTCAAACCACGGCTCATATAGCTTTTTATCCATTTATTCATCATTAAATTTTTCATCTTGGGTGACAAATTTGAAAATTTTTTTTGGTTCATGCAATTCCCTTTAAATTGCGTTTAATTGACTTTTTCCAGCTTATATTTGCTCCAGATAGGGCTGTAGCTGCGTCGGAAGCCATAGTTAAGCATAATGCGTCGGCTAAATCGGGCGATTTTAGGCCACGCCTTCGCATTTCGTCTTTACTTTCGGCTTTCATCTTGCCTGCGCTGGTAAATGAGTACCTTATGCCAGTTAGCTCGGCTAAGAGTTGGTCATTCTTTGGTAATTTGCAGGATCTATCTTCGAGCCATCCCTTTGTCTTAAACCACAACTCGCTGCGTAAGTTTGTGTAGGTCTTGCCCATCGCGGGCGCTTCGCCAACATTAATTCCACGCACTGGCGCGCCTAACTCACGTAATCTATCAACTACACCGCCGCCAACGCCAATACTATCCACGAGGATCTCGTTTGGGCGCAGGCTGGGCGATAGGCTTTCATATTCAGCCATTACTCTGCCCACAGTCTGCATTAAGTCTAATCCCTGCCACGCGGTAATATCTGTCACGACATTGCCATACCTTTTGCATAATGCAGTCTTATCCGTGCCAAACCTTGCCACGTCCAAGCCCCATATCGGCCTAATGTCGGGCGTAACCTCAATGTCTCGATGTATGGCGCTCTCGGCGACGTGAAACGGAATAATCGTATCATCGTCAGCCATTGGAAACTCGCCAAGCACACGTATGCGAAACGCATTGCTATCCTCGCCGTAACGCTCACGCATTTCATCGACAAATTCTGTGGATACGAGAGGGCTATCCACGCACGACCATCTGCGCGTCCACCAGCTCTTAGCCATTCTCGTTTGGCTCTCAAAGAATGTGCCAGAAGATCGCGTGGGGTTAGATAGGAGTAGCGTGGTTGCGCTGTGGCCTGACATCGAGCCAGCCGCAGCTTCGAAGACTTTCTCAGGCACACCTGACGCCTCATCTACCACCAATAAGACATTCTCGGAATGCACACCAGCTAGTGCTTCTGGCGTTTCTGCGCGTGACGTTCTAGCTGATATGAAAGCCTCGGACGCTGCCGACGTTAGCTCGACGCGGTCTGATTTGGTGGTAATCAATTGCTGTAGGTGGGGTGGCAACTCGTTAATCCATCGTTTTAGCTCGGCAAACAATGCGTCAAACAATTGGGATGACGTGGGGGCTGTGACGACTACTTTGTTGGGGAAGCGCAGTAGGAGAAACCAGAGCATAGCCCAAGACGCGGACGTTGACTTGCCCGTGCCGTGGCCTGATCTGACGGACATTTTACGCTCGCCGGATGCAATGGCGTTCAGAAACTCTTCCTGATAATCGTATGGCGTAGCGCCCAGCACCTCTTTGACGAATAGCACTGGCTCGTCCCGGTAACGTAGGACAAACTCTTGTAATGGGTTGTCACTCATCGGATACATCCTCGTAATCTGCGTCAATCGTCTTTGCTTCACGCTCACGATCTTCGCGGTCTATTGCCGCCAAATCTGAATTAACTTTGCGTAGGGCGTCTAAATGCATGTCGCCCACGGATATTGTCACGTTTGTCTGGGGTCTGTTGCCGTATCGCTCTTGGTTGTACGAGCCTGCCATGAATTTACGCCACTGCACCTTCTCTCGTGTGGCGGCTATTTCACTGCTGGTTGAGCCGCCATCCAAGTCATCTACCATTGTTAAGCCTTGCTCTACGAGTGCATCCGCTGCCTCTTGGCGGGCTTTGGCTAGGGCGTTGCCATACTCAGGGATAGTCTTGAGGGATGTGCTAAGATATTGCCTCGAGCAGTCATATTCTTTCGCAAGGGCTGTGAGGGTATTGCCAGAAGCTATCTGCTCAAACAAGTATTCAGCGCCGCCTTTGCTCAGTACATCAGCGAGTATTCTCCTGCGTAACGCTTTGCCTGCCATTGATGCTCTCCTATTTTTTTTAAATTTTACAGTAGTTGTGCGTTATATTGCAAGGGGTGTGGGGGGGCTAATTTTTGGCTCTCGTGTGCGTGAGATTATACACACACACTACCCCCGTACAATCCGTTGACGGGGGGGCTTCCTCGCTGCGCCAGATGTGTAGTTTCGCCTAAATGGAACAACGCATAGCTCATATTGGCTGTATATTGACCGATATTGGGCTAACCTATTGATATCATTAGATATACTGTGGATTTACCTGTGTATGTCCGATAATGTATATTATGTTAACTTTCAGTTTATCCGAAAGTATTGACTATAGATTTGCTTATTGCTACGCGGATGCGCGCCTGTAACAGTGCGCCAATGTGCTTTATCGCACGCAATCTACACGCATTACCCACGCTGTTATGCCGCCAGTAAGTCAATGTACTGTCTGCTCTGCTTGCTCTAGCACTTGCTCGTGCAGCTCTATGAGCGCCTCTGCTAACGATTGTAGCACAGTCTGAGCTGGCACAATGGTAAGCCTATCAGTTAAATAGTCGCACAGCTCGTTAAGCTCGTTGTCCGCATCATCACTGTCATCACAATGTAAATCTAATGTTAAGTTGATGATAAATTCAGACAATGTCTTGCTCCTTGAAATGTGGGCGTGCAGTGAGGAAAGATAACCGCACGCCCTAGTTAAGCGGGCATCGCATTGAAATGCAAAACAATGCGTCGGGAGGAGGAGAACCCGCTAACTATACTATGCCCCATGAAGGGCTGTTGTTCAAGCCTATCCAACCTCATTTGATAGCTCGTGAGCCAGCGCAAGGTAGCCGCACCCATCAATGCTACTATCCTCGTGCGACCCATTGCGTAACCTCGCAATCTTCAGCAGCGCCATCATGTTTGCCACGTCAGCCGCATTGATCCGCGTGCCAGTGTAAGCCGACCACATACTCGCAATACATCCAAAGTTATCCTGCGCGCTTCCGTACTGCCTCGCCCTATCCCCGTTGATCAATTGCTTTGCCGTGTCCAATACCTCAGACCTCATCATACCATCACTACTCATCTGCTTAACCATTGTTAATACCCCGTTTCCCTAGCTCGTCCCTCGCTTGCCACCAAGCCAGACATTTGTTGTTCTTTTCTTTCATCTTATGTTCCATAATTCTTTACCCCGATTTTACCCTACTATTATTTACCTACTATTATATTACACCTATAGGTGTAATAATATAATAATAGGTTTGGTACGAGCTATTATTAATGATTAATAGGTTATGCTCTAAGTCATTGATATTGTTATTATTAATGCCAATTAATAGGTAATTAATAGGTATCATTTTACTTCACTTTACCAAAACTATCGGTAAACCATATAAATCCCTCATTTTGGACAATATGACCGCCGCCAATTAGGCCATTGTAAGCTTGTTTGTACGTGCTAGTTGGATTGCTCGCGGATACTTTGCCCATGAAGTGCGACTTGATTTCTTCCTCATTTATGCACCAATACGTGTTGGGTTCAGGCCAACCAACGCCAGCAGGGTTAGATTTGCCAACACCCTCGCCTCGCAATTGCTGGAAGCACGTCTTAAATAAGATCTGCTGCTTGCCCTTAATAGCTTTCTTATTGGCGGTTTCAATATCATCACTGCTTGCCGGCACAATCACGCACGTTGTCACTGGATCGCCGTCAGCGTCATGCCCTAGCTCGATGACATTCAACTTAAAGTGAAACTTACGCCCACCCTCGAGATCTCTCTGCTTGGTGGACAACGCAGTGCGCAAGCCTGTCGCCTCGTCGTAACTCAGCTCTATCTCAGTCTCAACAGCAGCTCTCAGTGAACTATGACCACGAGCCTTTGCGTCCAAGTTCTTGCCAGAGTGATGCACGAGCAATAGATGAGCGCCCGTCTCGCCGCGTATCCTGTCACACGCAGCTATCACAGCCGTTGATGATGCAGGCGAGTTCTCATCACCGCCCGGCATTGATCTGGATAGCGTATCAACGATAATCATTGCGATGTCGCCATGCGCTCTCTTCACCTCGTCGCATAAGTCTATGATAAGCTGCACGTCAGCGTTTTCCTCAAGTAAATTCACTGGCAATGCACGCATAGCTAATTTAGCCTCATGCTCTGGATATTGCTGGCGTAAGGCCACGATCCTATTATGCGTTGTCATACCGCCCTCAAGAGCCAGAAACAGCACCACACCGCCCTTTACCTTATTGCCATGCCAATCCTGCCCAGCAGATACATGCCAAGCCACATCCTGCACAAAGAATGACTTACCAACATTGCTTGGCCCATACACCATTGATAGCTGCCCAGCGCCAAACCAACCCTTGACAAGATAACTCCTGTCTAGCTGTGGTACTGCGTCGCCCGGAAAGAATACCTGATCTAACAAGCTTTTCACTTCCAATGCCTTGGCAGTCGCCTCTTTGCCCTGATTAATCCACATATCAGAGAAGTCCCAGCCGCCAATCTCTGGCACAATAGATTGCACCCCATGATCAGCAACGCATTTCTCAATCGCTTTTAAGCCTGCCTCGTCATTATCACCCGCAATTACCAAACGCAAATTAGGACGTGCCTCTAACAGCTCACCTATCACAGCCGTCATATTGCCCGCAGATAATGCAAATACTGCCGGCCTACCCGTCGCCATATTCACTGACATTGCAGTTGCCCATCCCTCGCATATGTAAACCAGATCATCTAATTTGCCGCCAATTACGCTAAAATTACCCACAACAGGCATTCCCGCAGAAAATTTCTTTGCGCCTGTCGGATTAATGTTCTGCGTGCCTACACGCTTACCCTTGGCATTAATGACCGGGATAACCAATATGTCACCCTTTATATCGGCATTGCCAAGCCCGATCTTTTTCTTAACCAAATATGGATGCGTAGCCTCTGCCTCTGGTTCAGGCCAACTTATGTTATATTCTTTTGTCATAGGCTTCTCATTCTCGTCAGGCCATAGCCTCTGCCTTCGCAGCGCATCTTTTATGCCAGCAAAGTCTGAGCATTTACGGCAGCTCACCATCACGCAGTTCTGAGCATCTTCCCTAATCCAGAACCTATCTTCACCCTGACATACCGGGCAAGCGCCATGATATTCGCCAATAGCCGTCTTTTTCAATGATAGTGCGCTTATAATTTTATCTGAGTATCTATCCCAGCTTGCATTTGGAAATTTCGTATTTTGCATTTTATTCCTTCCTCAGTTTATCGGACATGGTGGACATGTCTCGCAAATGTCCTGTCGTGTCCGTATGACAAAACCTCGTAAAGTTCTGTCATACGGAATGTTTAATTAAAATGGGATGTCATCTTCCAGATCATTAGATGGTGTTGGCGTAGCTGGTGGCAATCCAAATGGATCATGCTCCACACCATTTATTGGTGTTGCCCCACCAGAAAATCCGCCTGCAACTTCAGTGAATGGATCATCTGCTTCCTGCTTTTCAGCTAGTTCCAACACTTGCACTGCACGTAGTCTCAACGACACGCCATTAATTGTGCCTGTGTTGTATGGCACGACTGTCACTGCAATATTTACAGTTGACCCTGATGTTAGCTCAAATCCGTCAGGCAATTTCTTGCGTGATGCATCGACCTGACGTGGTGGGTTTGTAGCTTCGCCAGAGTATGCGCCTTTTAGTTTGGCTTTACCAATCCAGTGACCCTGCTTGTTGTCATCAATCTTATATGGCAAACTTAAAGGCTTCTCAGGCCATTTGCGTTTGCTAGTCTCTAAAGCCGCCGCGTTTTTATATGACTGCATACAAATAGCGTTCAGCTCCTTGCACTGCTCACCTGTCAGATTGAACGACATTTCGTAAGCCGCCCCTTCCGCAGTGGGGTCACATTTCTGGCTCTTGTACTCATCCTGATCAAATCGGTAAGTAGCATTTAGTCTTGGGTATAGCGCTTTCACGCCGCTTATTATGTGTTGCATTTTACAACTCCTTTAAATGTGTGCAGCACCCCTGCACTGGGATTTCTTATAAGCCGTGGTTCTCATCTAACCAAGCAGGCAAATGTAATGTTTCAAGTTCAGGCCACCCGGTATCAAACGTGTTTGTATCTTGTGCCACTTTAATTTTACGCAATGTCTTAAACATCTCATCTTCCGCATACTTATTGTATTTATCTGATAATTCATAGCAAGCTGTGGCATAGCTGTTCTTCTCAGTTGCAATAAAAATAAAATTTGTAGTTTCATAACCGCATAACTTTAATACATATCGATAGAAACACGCCTGCAAATCATATCTATAATTACGCACCGACTTATCAAAGCCACGCTGCGATGCATCCAAACAAGACTTTAAGTCAACCACAATGCCTGCCTCTTTTAGCAATCCATCAGGCCTGCACTTTAACTCAAGTCCCGTCTCTGGGCATTCAGCTATGAAGCTGTATTCAGCAAGCATGTCTTTGTTGGTCAGTAAGTTGCGCGCCATTTTATTTTGCAGGCAACCATCAACCATTTTCTGACACTGCTCAAACTCGCCCTCTGGCAATAGGATCTCATCGTCACCTAGAAAATTTTCCTGATCTTTCCAAGCCTTACTGCCACGACGTTGCAACCCAGAGTTAGTTACCAAGTTTTTCTCTGGCTCTAACACCATAGCATGAAATGCTGATCCTAAAACCATAGCTGGCGTGGAGTTAAACGTGGTGTTCTTCCAGTGGTATAGCGATGACGTTGCAACTGTCTTTACCGCGCTTGATGATATTGCAGGCATTTCGTGGTATGCCTTATTTGATAGTTCTTCACTTGGTATTATCTGCATTTGTATTCTCCTAATTTATTTATTTAAAACTTCTGCTCCATACAGAGCAATTAAACTAGCTTCCGCACGCCCATCATCTTTTTTGCGTGCGAACCTCTCATAATGGTCTGGAAATCTTTGAATTGCAAGTTGGCGGCTAGTGTCTTTATCAGATGATAAATTAAAGTGTTTCTTCCACTTGCTAGGCGTAACTAAGTGCATAGGCGTCTTATTAGCTGCCACACACGCAATCAACGCGCCGTATCCCATACCAAACCTAAATGTAGCGACTGAAGATTGACCGGGACGTGACGCAACTTGCTCAAGCACAGCCATACGATCCTTCGCTTCTGGCTCAAGCATGTGCAGTAACGAGTGTATGTCTATCTCAATTTTACCGCGATTATTTAAAATGGTGGGCATGTCTTGCACGTCTAAATCTTTAGTGCGCGTGCAATAATGTGCAATTGCCCCAGAGAAACCCGGATCAACGCCAACAATAATCATTCTACAACATCCGACGCAATTATTTCAGCTTCAGCCTCATTGTCTGGCTTTGCAACTTCCACGCCCGCTTTGGTTGCTTCCATATATGAAGCCATGCGAACAAACGAGCTGAAAGGCAATGCAGATTTATGCGCAGCCTTTGCCACAGCATCATATTGCTGCTCGCTAAAATTAATTAATACTCTTTTATCAACCATTTTAAATCTCCTTGGGTCTGATAAATTTAGCAATAAAGCAATGTAAATAGATGCACAAGTACATTATGATATAAAAATGATATATAAAGTGTTTGACCCCCACGCAAAAATACTTATAATGGCTGTATAAATGCAAAATATGAGGAAATATAAAATGACAAAATATGTAGTAATAGCAAACCTAACCATTGCTGATCAAACAAAATTGGGCTTTGAGGTTAAGTCAAAATTTGTTTCTAATTATTTGGATACATCAACCAAAGATAATCCTAACAAACCTTTAATCGCACTTTATGGTGAAAAGCCAAAATTGTTTGACAATATTGCTTTTGCGGACGCATTTGCAGAAAGGTTGCGTAGGTATAGATATGATGGTCAACAAATCACAGTGGCTTGGTTTGAAACGATTGAGTACAATGCAAAATTAGCAGAGGCTTCATTTGCTGATCAAGTTGAAAACTTTCTATTTGGTGGGGTGCAGGCATGAGCTGGCACGAAAATGATTATCACGATAAATGGGATAACCCAAGATATGTAGCCGCAGTTGAGGCAAGCATAAAAGCCAATGCTAGAAAAAGCAGGGCTAAAAAGTTTTACGCTAATGATGAGCGAGCGCAGGAAATTACAGAATTTTTAGCTGGCTCTAGTTATGATAATGCAGATAGCTTTCTTGGCAAAATGGAAACAGCATTAAATGACTATGGATCTTTAACTGAAAGCCAACGCAATGCGGTTGTAAAAATTATTGACAAACGTGCGGCTCTGGTTGCCGAGCGCCAAGCGGCTGACGCTGACTGTAAGTGGGTGGGCGTTGTTGGTGAACGTCAGGCGTTCAGCCTAACAGTACAGCACGTTGTGGCTCTGGAAGGATATTACGGCACGACATACATTAACATATGCCGCGATGAGAATAATGACATCGTTATCTATAAAGGATCTAATGGTTGGTCAAAAAAAGGCACTGATGTAACTTGCATGGCAAAAATTAAAGAGCATGGCGAGCGCGATGGTGTTAAGCAAACTATTATCCAGCGCCCTACAAAAGTAAAAATCAATGGTGAGGATTGGTAATGAACATCACAATGATCAAAGACGGATTGGCTATGGCATTATTTGCTGTAGCCGCCGTACACTTGCCAGAGATTATAGTTTTTCTGGATCAATTTATTAATGTTTGGGGGAGATAATGGCTACACTAAAAAAATTAAAATCTGACTATGAGTTTTGGAGTGGCGCTTATGCTGATGTTGCTTGTAGTGCTGATTTAAAAGGTATTGATAGGCTTAATGATCAAGCTGAAGCCTCACGTTCGCTTGCTGTAGATGCATTTAATGCTTACTTGGATGAACTAAAAAACCAAGAAAAAGTCAAAAAAACCAGAGAAGCATTAGATCAAGTCATGGATACAATTGCGCCAACAGAAACACCTTTTTTTGCAAAACCAAAACTACTGACAAGTAATGACCAAAAAATGACAATATCTTTAATTGAAAAAATGGATGAATTGAAGTTAAAGATATTCTTATTCCATAATCTTAAAAATATTGACCCACATTTATATAAATTATTGTTTACAGAAATAGATAAAAATAAATTTCCAGTCAGAGTTAAAAATTGTTTTTTCCATACATTTAAATTTGAAGTCTTTCATTATGATTTAATATTAAGAAACGATAAGTTTTTTAAATATATACCAAATTTTGGCAAAAAATCATTAAAACTCGTAAAAGAATATTTAGATGAATACGGCTTGAAGTTAAATACAGATTTAAAAGATATTAAATATGAAGCGTTAAAATCTTTAAACCTTATTAATTTAAAGCATGATTATTTGTTTGTTGAAAAAAGAGGTTTTGTTCAATGACATTCTACACAACACTCATTATCACATACGTCATTGGTGGCGTGGAGTTGAGTAATGACACATTGTATCGCAGCGCAATGGAGTGCGGCGATGCATTGCCGGCAGCGTATCAGCCATATGAACATTTGGATAGCATGGCGCAATGCATTGAGACAAACTATGTCAGCTCTGCATCAATATCAATTGAGCCAACGCTCAGACCGAAAGGATTAAACAATGGCGGGTAAAGAAATATACATCCCATGCCCGGAATGCGCGGGCAATGGTACTACATTGTATGAAAAGGATTTCGATATTTTTCATCAAAGTTATATGTATGAAAAAAGTGAATGCAAAAATTGCGCTGGTACTGGCTTAATTACTCCAGAAGAAATCAGTAAACGCACAAAAATCCCAGCGCTTGATAAGGCTGGCAAATTTGAAGATTGGAATAAAAAATGATTGAGGAGAATACAAATGGCAATGGGTTCGAAAGAAGTACACCAATATGTGAGGCGTCTGCAAAAGATGAACCGCGAAATAATCAAAGACATGAAGACGCCAGACCCCACACGAAATCGTGGTTACTACCTTTGGTTCATGAAAGAGCAGCAGGCGATACTGGACAACCTAGAGCAACGCCTTACGCTTATGCGACGTTCGAAAAAACCAGAGAAGCCATGAAAGGCCAATCAAAGAGCGTTCGCTATGAGATGATGTATGGTCACTTGCTCTACACGTTTGAGAAAAAGCAAATTAAGCTTGGCCTCAGAAATAATTTAAACAGGAGTGACAGGCCACGTCAGGTCATCGCTAATAAATCATCGCATAAAAATTTTGTGACCGCCAATGATGTGAGAAACATCAAACCAATACCGCAAAAAAAATATGATCAGATATTGAAGTATGTCAATCGTGGCGGCGAATACACGACAACTATGGTTTCGAATGGCACTGGTCTATCTGTATCAGATTTGGCGTGGACGCTGAATGTCATGTATAAGGGCAAGCTTGTGGATCGTGTAAGTAAGAGAACCACGCCAATCATCGGCAACCCCGGGCCTAAGTCGTGGCGGTACGTTTACTTTAAGAAGAAATAATATATCGTGTGGGTAGCTTCATGCCCGACGCTACCCACACATCTAATTATGTCCTGCACATAATATATTCAAGCAGTTTATTTAAACTTCAAAGCTGTTTATGACTTGCTTTAATAATTCGTTTTCATTGCCAAATGCTTCTGGGTGTAAACGAGTTGACGTTCTCTTAATTATCTTATCATCGCCACGCACCCAGTAAACTTTGTTTATCTCGTAAGCCACCAGAGCATATATGTCTGATTTTTTCTTACCTTCGACAGAACTCGTATGCCATCTATATTGATTACGATTTCCTGATTTTGTATTTGCTGTTTTGATTTGCAGGGTCAGCAGCTTGCCGCTTGGCGTTTTAATATATGCATCATCTATATCATGTTGAACTAGAGTGCATGAAATGCCAACGAAAGCTAACTTAGATAGAGCCAGAAATTCACCAGCTCTACCAATGTTATTATTATGATGTGAGCCATTCATAGATTTTGTTTGTTTCGCCTGTCCGGTCAACAATGCCATGTGTCCCGCCATTGACGCGGCGAGTTATCTTTAAGATTGTCTCGTCATTCACACCATCATCAGCAATGTCAAACAACTTGTTTTTCTGGAAGAACCATAGCGCAGTATCAAATGCATAATCTGTGGATACCAAGTCTGGATCTGTCATTATATCTGGCAAGCCCATGTCAGAGCTAAATGCCCTGTAGTTGTTCTTCCCGGTCAATTGCAAAAATCCGCGACCAATATAGACAGAACCTTCATCAGCTCCATTACCCATGCGCCCACCATAGACCTTGTTTGCTAATGCAGATGGGTTGCGCGAATAACCTTCGCAAGACGCTAAATCAGGGAAGCGGCTAGGCCATACACGCATCATGCTTTCAGCACTATAATTTAGGTTTTCCCTTGTATGACGCCAGTGACCGCTCTCGTGGCTTGCCTGACCCATCAAATGCGCAGCTCTTTCATTAGATAGCTCGTAATGCTCTACGATGGCTTTTGCCGTGTTCTTTCCAAAATGTCCATCAGCACCAACGCCAACTTTCTCTTGGAGCTTTTTCATTGCTTCACTCATAATACTACTTCTTTTTCTTGGCAGTTTTAGCTGCTTGTTTAAATGCATTTGCAGTTGGCGCGCCTTTTGTACCGGGCTTGCGCATTTTCTCGCCGCTACCAGCTTTTATGCGCTTACGTTTCTTTGCAATATTTCCATATAATGAATTTTCTGGCATTATCTATCTCCTATTTTTCAATTTTCTTTAGCTTTTCTATTGATCTCATGCCGCCTAATCCGAGCATACCCATCATAACAGTCATCAAGCTACCCATATCAAACTCTGGTAGCTCTGGTATATCAACGCCAGCAGCGCTTACACCAAACACGATCAATGGCTGCAATACAAAGTGATAAGCAAATGCCACACCACATACCCAACCGATAAATGGACGCCATCCACCTTTGAATAACGAGCCAGACGCAGCTTCAGCTTTGTTTATTTCCAATTGACCCATTAATGCTTGCTGGGCGTGGTTATCAGACATCGTTGCTATTTCGTGAGCCAACTGTGCCTTCTGGTCTTTGTCTTCAATTACTTTGTCTAACAGGCCAGTTACCGGGCCAATTAAATTACCTACTAGATTCATCATTTTGCTTACCTTTCGCTAATGCGTTTGCACCAAAGAATACTGACACTATGCCAGCAACAGACACAAAATATATACTCGCCATTGAACCTAATATTTTGGCGGCTTCTACTAACCCAAATACATCTGCTAGAATGACCGCAAAGGGGTATAGGAGCATCCCTGACAGGGCGTACCACGTCATTCTGCGTTGTGCATCACGCTGGGCGTCTTCGTCCTGCATTCGCAAGCGCCTGTCTTCCAGAGCCATGCGATCCCACTCAGATTGATCAATCGTGCCATTGCCATCTACATCAAATTTTTTAAATTCATCCATATTTTCACCTAATCTGCTAACGGGTTATCAAGCGCTCTCTGCAACTTACCCATCAATTTATCTTCCAGCTCTTTCATTTCGCCACTTTGGGAAACCCTAACACGTTCACGCTGATTTTCAAAGCGTACCTCGGCAGCGTCTATCATGTCCCTGACTTTGTCTTCAGATTTGCGCACCATGTCCTCAATTCTGTCGGCCTGACGCTCAATACTCAAAATATCATCACGCAATCCAGTTTTGATCTCTCGCGTGTAATCCATAGTTTGCTGTATATTAGCATCCATTAAATCCATCTGAGTTTGATATTCGTTTAAGTCTAGCCCAGCGACCTCTTCTATCTTTTGGTACATAACAAAGCCGCCATACAGGCCACCAACAATAGTAGACACAAACGCAAATATAGCCATGATAGAACCAGCCGTAAGCTTCATGCCACCAGCTTTAATTTGGCGGTCTGCCAAGCCATCAATCCCATCTGCTATCTTTGTTGTATCCATTATTCTACAAAGTCCATTTCATTGCCCTTTGCTTGCAGGCTTTTAAGTTGCTCTAGCTCATCACGTAGCATTTGTATCTCAAGCCTACGCTGTGCCAGCTCTACTTGGTATAGGTCATCGCAGTTAATACGAGACTTGGGCTTGTCTAATGGTATGACTATGCGGGCATATACGCCAATATCTTTTGCCCTGTCGATTGTGTCAAAATTAGATAAGACGCCAGTTACGCCATACTCAAGGTTTACTCCGCCACCGACTGCGTTACTGCAATCAAGATTGCCTGCGCGAAACCTGTCACTCTGGTAGTTCATTGGTGGATTTGGCAGTGATAAACTAAGGTTGCTACTCTCAGCTAATGCAGCGCCGCCGATTATGGATAAAACAAACGCTAATTTCATTTAGTTTCCTCCATAACTTTAGAGCATATCCTAGATGATATTAGTGGGCTTGAGCTGCGTGGCTTAACCACCTTTGATATTGTGCATAAGTATAATGGATTATCTAAGTCTGATTTTCGGATATACACCTCAAAATCTTTACGCTCTTTGTAATCAACTTTCATAATTCTATATGTAGTTGAAAATGGCATACTGTTAAAGTCCAAGTCAAACAGCTCTACCTGATAATATTTAACGTCTTCTCGCTGATTAAACAAAGACATTTGTACCTTCATTACGCCAGATACGTGTGATGGTTTTAGCTTTGGATAGGCTGGCGTCATCTCATGTGCATGAACTATAGACGCCAAGCCTATGAATAATATGGATAATTTATTTAGCAATGCATTCTGCTTGCACTACAGCCGTATATGTACCGCCAGTAAATGGCTTGGAAGCTGCGTAGGCTGCAGTGCTTGACGTGCTAAACCACGTCGATCCCGCAACGCTTAAATCAAACACTGTAGTATTGTCATACACAACTTTTGCACTGTCATACCCAGACATGCCTGCGTCTGATGTTTTTGACACGCTTGTTGAGCCTGTCCAAGCTACGCTATCTGTTAAGGCGGGTGATGAACTAAACGAGCTAGGGTGCGTGATGTTTGCCGTATAGTAATCAGCTATTGCTACATCAAATCTAACTACAGGTAAAACGCCGCCATCACTTGGAGATGTACTTAGTGTACTTGCAGTTGGGTTGCCATAAACCCCAGATTTGTCCGTTTGTATAACGCACTTTGCTTCCACGTTACCTACTATGTCCACACTTCCGGCAAGAGCTGGTGAAGCTAGTGCGATAAGTGGTATTGCTAAATATTTCATATTAACCTCACTTGTTGTATTGCATGTCTACCATTTGCTCATGCAGGATTTGTTGCGCTAAATTATTTCGTAAGCCTTTTTTGTTATCCGATATATTGCCACCATCTAATGATGCTACGTCATCATATATACCACCATTTATTGCAGAATTATAGTACATAGCTATATTCGTTTGCTGGTTCATCTGATTTATAATATTTGATTGCCCTTGCGTTTTAAATAACGTCAATGCATTCTCGGATGCTATCAAGCCAAGCTCAATGCGCGTTTCCTTCTCTTCATTATCATCCTCAGATATAATATTACCATCCTCATCGTATTCGTAGTCTTGCTCAGTGTCTATTGCGTCTAGCACGGCGTCATCTTCCAGAGCTGCGTATACTTCAATTTCTGGTAAATCTGGTACAGGCTTGATGTACCCGGGGCATGATGGGTTTAACTGCGGGTCAAAACATTCATCTATTCTAAAATTATATATTACCACGGCGTCTTCTACAGTGCCTTCACCCTCAACAGTGATTGAACCATCACCCCAGTTTTCGATAGGTATATTTGGTATGGGAAAAGTTTTAACGATTGTATTGCTAGGCATTCCAGACCAATCATCAACTTCTTTAAACGTGTAGCCATCGCCGGCAGAATTAAGATTACCAACGCTAACTTTCATGTCTGCGTCAGTCTCTTTTACAGTTCTATATTTATATGTGAGGCCATTTATATCTAACCCCGGCACATCTGGGAACATGGGCGTCATACTCCAGTTTAATGAGTAGTAAGCCGCATTGCCAGAGAAGCCGTATAAGTATGGCTCAGAGTGCGAGTAAGAGGGATAGAGTGCTAATAATAACGCCCAACCCAATCTTTGTTTCACTGTTATCATTAAACATCCTTTTAACTACGTTTTGCTGATCTCTTTCAATTTCTTCTTTCACAGCTTCCATTTCCCACGCTAATCTAGCTTTATCTCCAACTAAACCATCTTTGGGGCAAGGCGTGCCAGCATTTAACATAGCGTCGAATACACGTTCATCTTGGCACATTACAGATACAGCAGCTACCTTCATTCCCATATCATACATGGTTTTAGCATTTTTGAGCTTTTCGCAATTCATATCACGCACTGTTCTGCCGGCAGATATACCAAGTATTTGCGTTTGCACTGCTCCAGCTACACCTACAGTACATAGGTCAGAGTTGCTTGTGTTTATGTTAGGAGATATTGCAGAAGGTGGCGGGCTAACTATTGTAGTTTCCATCGAGCCATTTGAAGTTACAGTGCTTTCTGATCGTATTACGTCATCATCTTCTGCGTATGCAGCGCCACCAATGAGTAATACGATTAAAGCTATGCGTATCATTTTCGCTCCACTAACCTGTCTAGCTTTTCCTCAATGCGATCAAACTTACCCATTATTTGGCTAAGCACTTGCGAGCTATCTGCCTTAGTTACATACTCTTCCCTAGTACGATTTAATAAGATTTGCAATCTTTGCACTTCAAGCACGTAACCACGTAGGACAAAGCCTATAAAACCAACGCCTAGCGTTAGTACGCTGCTCCATAGGTCTGTCATTTCCATTAGTAGCTACCTTCCCAGACACGCAGTCCGCTAAATTCGTTACTCATTAGCTTCCTCTTTAACACATCTTTGACTGCTTGTGTATCCGTCCATTCAACACCAGCTTCTTTTAACCATATACCAAGCATAGCCATATCAACATTGCCTACATGCTTATAGTCTGATCCAAATGAGTTATCAGTGACTTCACGCGCATAAGACGCATCTCTTAACGCTTGCCCGCCATCATGTGTTTTCTTAATAAGTATCTGATCGCCTTCAAAGTACATTTTTTCTGATATTTTGTTTGATAAATTTGCCATCTATCATTCATTCCCATGCTTCATTTACATCAGGTGTAGATGGATCATCAGACTTGAGTGTGCCATTTTCATTTCTAGCACGCTTACGTTTAGCGGGTGCTTTCTTTGCAGGCTTCTCTACAACGTCTTCAATAACTGTAATTACGTGAGGGCGTAGTTTATTTATCTTTGCCACTTCCTCATCTGGCAGTATAGCAGTCTCGCCTTTTTCAATTCGGCCTACGCTGCAATGTAGTTTAATTGCATTAACTAATACTTTTTTCATTATGTTCTCCAATGATGTTAAAAGGGGCAACCGAAGCTGCCCCTAGATTTACACTACTTATGAAGTTGTGTTGTCAGCAATGATACCATTTGCTTTTTCATTTTTAGCGCACAGTGTTAGCTCTGTGGTGACTTGTCTTGTGGAATTATCTCCAGTTTTTGCGAGTGCAACATTCTTTGTTGGACGTAAAACTGCAACTTCCCACATATTGTCCTGCATGATGAAAACATCGCGTGATCTGTTCTCCCGGCTGGGCATAAATTCAACAGATCCCCAAGGTGTTACATATACAGCAAGTGATTTGATTACTTTCTCATCACCAGCTTGTACTGCTGAACGCTGGTTGTTGTTACCAGTGAAGCCTAAAGCTAGGTTCATTTGGAATGCAGACAAGTAAACTGTGTCTGGCTTTCCGCCCTCTTCCCAAATTGACTGCATAACGCCATCAAATTTAGTTTGTGAAAATGCTGTTGGCGTACCATCATCAGTACGCGCATCAGAACCATCACCAGTTGGGTTTGCGCCAGAGTTTCCAGATTGGAAGTCTACGTTTGTAATCATCCATGCTGGAGCGCCTGCAAGTTCGCGTGCTGTTGATGAATTACCAGCAACTCTTGCGTTGTTTGCGAATAGAGCTTTTTCTATATCGAGCTTCTGCTCTTTCGCCACTTTTAAGGTGTGATAAGCTAACTCACGACCCCGGCCTGCTTTATTTAGACCTTCATCTGTGTCAGGAACTACAACTGCGTTTTTAAAGATTTGCGTGTAATTGCCTAAACGAGATGTTGCTGTACGTGCTTCAGCAGTAGTTGCATCGCCTTCAATGTGAGCGTTTGCGCCAGATGCACGTAGTGAATCTGTCTGCCACTCGGTAAAAGTGTTGCGTGCAGTAGTTTTCTTACACTTAGAATATAGTGGAGTTTCCTCCGGGCTTACGTTGTAAATCACGTCAGATAAATCTTCACGTATCCCCACAGCATCATAGCTGTCAAATGTGTTGGATGGTTGTGCCATGTTTTTTCCCTTTCAAGGATTAAGAAGCAATACTTAATGTATTAGCTATCACCAATTATCAAGTTCAATGCATCATCGATTGAACCTGTCTTCTGCAAGCGCTGTTGCGCTTTTTTACGAGTTGCGGAATTTCCTTCTTGACGCTTTTTAGCACCAGCCTTCACTACAGGGCTTGGCTTCTTACCACTAGCCTTTGCAGATTTCTTCTTGGCTACCAACTCCTGCCACTTGCGAGCATCGTTTGTAAGTCTTACAGCTCTTGCATCTTTGACGCTTTGCATCTCTTCAACAGTGTAGCCGTAAGATACACCGACATTTACGAGTGCATCCTTAATTTGCTGGCCTTTAACTGGGTCAGCTATTTCTGGAATATATTGTTGCAAAAGTCTAACCTGTTCAAGATCGTATTCTTGTTCGGCGGCAAGAGATGCCTGCTGCTTTTGCATTGCAATATTCTGGAGTTGTGTTTGATTTTGGTTGTATTCCTGCACCTTCTTATCATACAAAGCTTTCTCAGTCATATATCCAATTGGATCATCATTGAGTAATTGTTCGGATGGTTCGATTGGGCGCTGTAATCCACCAGCTTCAAACGATTGGTGCAACCGCATAAATTGGTCTTCCCGCTGTTGCAACGCGGCTTCCTTTTGATCAAAATGTGCTTTGATCCTAACTTGAGCCTGTTCGACTTGCTTTCGCTCCTCGGCAGCCTCTTGAAACCGCTTATTAATTGCCGCTTGTCCCGCATATGATTGCTTTAACTGCTCCAGTGTAGCCTGCTCTATCTTGCCGTCAGCTTTGACGGAATAAAGGACATCTTCTTCAGTAGCCTCTTGAGGGTCTTCATCGTCAATTTCCACATCATCAAGATCATATTCTTCATCATCTTGTTCGCTGGATGCTTCTAGTTCAGCGTCATCTTCGCTCTCGGCTGTTGCCTCAATCGCTTCACTTTGATCGTCATCTTCAGTCTCAGTGATTTGATCAACGGCTTCGCTCAGATTATCGCCACCAGTGTCTTCTGGGGCGGGTGATAATAAGCTGTTTACAGCTTGGTCTAGGCTAGTCGATTCCATCGGTGCTAGTTCCTTTGTTTGCGATCTAAAATTAACTCTGCCGCCAAAGCAGCGTCGAGTTTAATTTCGATCTGGTTCACTGCACGCAGTATTGCGTGAGCATCTTCACGTACATCAACGTCTGATGCACTACTGTCAGCGAATAACCTTAGTTGGTCATCGCGTACCTGTTGCATAAAATTTATAAAAGCTGTGTCGTTTTTTAGACGCTTAGCTTCATCTGCGTTTATGCGTATTTCTGTTGTCATTGCTGTGGAGTACCTTGTGCCATCTCACCAATCATTCTCACTTTATCTTGCTCCGCTTGTATGCGTGCAACATCAACTGATGTTCCATACTCACCATATACTTTAGCTGCATCAACGAGCAAGTCTTGCGCCATCTGATCTCGCTTTAAATCATTGTCTGCGGCGGCTTTCTGCGCATCTAATTGCATCTTGGCGGCGTCTGATTGCATCTTAACTTGTGCTTTCATTTGTTCTGCCTGCAAGAATGCAGCATTCGGGTCTTGGCCTTCGCCTTGTTGTGCTTGTGCTGCTTGTTGCTGCTGTAGCATTTGAGCTTCAATTTCTTCAGTAATTGGCGCAAAATATCTGTCAGCGTTTCGTATTCCAGATACAGCTAATTGATCCGCCAGAGTATTGCGGATGTTAGTCATGCTAACTAAACCATTCATAGGCCCGTATGTCTGGTAAACCATAGTCTGCATTTGTAATGCTTGGCTAAGTGCCATAGCTTTCTCTTCTTCACGTCCAGTACCTAATCCAACATTAATGCTAACGTCCATTGAGCTATCCCATACTCTAGGATCAACTGGCACAAATGTGCCATTCATACGCATCATTTGTTCTTCATCTACATTCTTGTTTGATAAACGTAGCATTATGCCAAACAAGTCTCTCATGCCATCTGCTAGGTTACGCACCATAACTTCAACTTGGCCTGCTGCGGCTTGCACAGTAGCTTGCACAGCTGCTTTAGTTGTAGATTGCATTGCATCTGGGTCTAACCCCATAGAAGCCCGTGAGACGCCTGTTTTAGTCTCTACAAGGCCATCTAGGTAAGTTAATGCACCTAACGTCTGCCCAGCAGTAAATGGCACTGACAAGTCTTGTACTGCACCAGCTTGGCGCATTCTTACAATTGCACCAATCTCGTTGTTTAACACGTCATCAATGTTAGCTGCGCCTTCTATGACCGCCAAACGTGGATTATTCGTCATTGCTACGTTGTCTAAGATTGAGCGTAATATTGATGTAGCTGCGTCTTGGTCATCCATAACTATTTCAGCTAGTGAACGTCCATAGAATGTGTGTGGTTCTGGGTCTATTTCAAACTTAGCAAAAGGCAATTCATCGCATGGCTCAAAGTCTAGCATCTCATATGATGTACCACCGCATGTAATCTTGTGTAATACGGGTATGCCAGTGCCATCAGCATCTATTCTCATATATGCTTCTGTCACAGTTACATTCTTCATTGACGGGTCTTGCTCATCTTCATCAGATGTATCTAAGCTGTAGCCACGTCTTTCATGCACTTCAGCTTCAGTCATCTCTGACCCATTATCAAAGCTGTTTAAATCCAGTACAACTTCAGGGTCATACCCCATTGCTATTAAATCGCCTGCACGCATTTCCGTTCTGTGAGCCACCAAGTAAGCATCTTTGAGGTTACGTGCATCTCGGTTAATGAAGAATTCTTCAGGCGGCACGCTTTCAATGCATAGTTCGCCTTTTTCTTGCTGGCGGCTAATCTTTATACTGTGTGAGGGTGTTTCTATTTCCATGCCCATCTCGTCCATTGAGATGCTCATTTCTGTAGTTTGCTCCAATATGCTTACTTCATCATCATCTGTAAGATATGCAAGTTCATCATCGTTAAGGTCTGTGAACGTGTATATTTCTGCTTCCGGGTAAGTCATCCAGTATGCTTTTACGATACCTTGTTTCTTCACAAGTGCATCTTGAAATGCATCATTAATTACCCGGTAGCCATTTAAGCGTGTAAACTCATGGTGCATAAATTCAGTGGCTTGTTCTGCCATTGCTACATCTTCTGCACCATGTGGAACAAACTCCACTGGCTTTGCTGTACTTAGGAATATACGCATTAAGCTTGGCTTCACAGCACGTACGGTATCACGTACTTTTGTAGCTACAACTTTGCTTCTGCCATCTTCATAACCAAGGTCAACTTCACCATCATAATATCGCTGTGCTTTAATTCTGTCTTGGCTTATTTCGCTTTCAACAAAATCCACTGCACTTGCAATAGCATCTTGAACTATGCCTTCGACTTCTCTACGTGACTTTGGTTTTAATTCCATGTTCTATTCCTTAATTCACCATTTTATCTACAGCGTATTGCGTTTGGTCTGCGCCAGCAGCAATAGTGCCTTTTGTTGCGCCAGATGTAAACGAGCGCGTGGCAGCTTCTAATGCTCTAAAGGCAGAAGGATTTGCGGTCTTAACTTGCTCGGCTAAACCGTTCGACACAATTGCCTGAAACAGCTCAACTCGATTCTTCATGGACATTTCCCTAACATATCTTAATCCAGTTGTGGCTGCTCCAGTTATTAATGGAGCAACTAAAGCTCCAACAGGGCCACCAACCAATGCACCGGCTGCGGATGATACGCCCATTGCACCAGTAGCAACACCACCACTAAGTGGGTTTCTACCACCTGTCATAGAGAAACCTGCTTGGCTTATATTTGCTATTAAATTACCTAATGGTGTGCCTTGTTGTATTTGAGCTAATAATGTCAGTTCTTCTTTGTTAAATTGCTTTCTTTTTTTAGGATTGTTTAACAATGTTCGTATTTGATTTTTTAATCCACTTTCTAATCCGCCAGCATAATTTGGGGCTGCTTCGAGTAAATCATTTATTACTCTAGTCTTACTCATTACAGACCAAGTTTTTTGCGCTTCCTTTAATGTTCTCATAGCATTTGCAGGATCTCCAGATATTAATTGGTCTGGTGTTAGTTTAGCTACATAGTTATCAATTGCATCACTAATAATTCCACCAACTCGACGTTCAGCATTGTTAGTAAAATCAGATTTAGGCGCTTGTGTTAATTTGCTAAGAAAATCAATATCCTTCATGCCAGCACTTTTTGTAATATCGCTAGCAAAATCTTTGGCTGCGGCTTCAATCTCCTGAAGAACACCTTTACTTTTAGGAAATAATGTTTTGCTTAATGGCCTTCCGCTCGTACCTACCTCTTCTAAAACATCATCAATTATTTTATTTAAACCTACTGGGTCAATTTGCACGCCAGAGTTTTCTGCTAATTTATATAAATTATTTGCAGACTGCTTTAGCTCTTCAACTGACTTTGCGCCTTGAGCCGCCGCTTGTTGTGCTTTTTTAGTTAGGAAATCCTTAAAAACATCTGACACAGTTCTGCCGGCTACTTGAAATGTGCCGCCAAGTATTGAGCCTAAAGCAACGCCTGTCGGCATAGCCATTAAGCGATCCATCATGTCACCTTCTGATGTCCCTGCTGCATAAAGCCCGCCTGTTACACCACCAAGTGTAGCCGCTTGTTTTAAGTTTTTTGCAGCCCCAAAAGGGACAGCAGCGCCGCCAATAAATTCAGAGCCATATGCCTTTATAGGGTCTGTTTCTTTAAATTCACCAATTCTTTCACGCTCTCTTTGTAGCTCTTGCTGGTATATATCACCTAAAGGCCTATCATCGCCGCTTACAATTTTTTTAAGGCCAGCAGTACCACCCGCTATAATTTCATCTCCAGTGCCAATAGTTCCGCCTTGGAATAATCCGCGAACTGTGCCTAAGAAACCACCGCCAACTTCAGGCTTATCTTTATTAGTAAAGCCAAACGGCTTGCCAGCCTTGTTAGCTTCAACAAGTAAATCGCCAGCTTGCGTCTTATCTAAACCAAGCTTTTTAGCAAAACCCACTACAGGCATTTCAGAATAAAACTTGTTATAAACGCCATACAATAATTCGGCGTCTGTTTTATCTTGATATTGCGGAAACTTTTTTCGTAATGTTTCTATATCACTCATTGTAATTACCTTATTCCAAGAGGGTCATCATCGTCACTCTGCGCTGTGCTTTGTCCATTATCTATACCCACAATATCTGTATAGTAATCTTTAATTGAACCCTGATTTGTAAAATGTCTTAGCGTATCATTTACAGCAGAAAGGGCTTTGCGCTGTGCGTCGATTCTATCTGTAATCCATTTTCTTAACTCGACAGGACTTAAGTTATCATCTGGAAGGCCTGTATCCATAGCAAGCTTTAACTCACCTTCGCTCAGTGCGCCGAATGTAACAGAGCCAATAATGTCTAAACCTAATTTTGACTTAGCAGTTCTTAAAGATTGTGCCGCCGCAGTAATATCAGGTATAAATTGGCTTATTCTACCAGATATTGCAATTCCACCTTCGCCAGCATCCAATGCATCAAGAGCTATTTGGTAATTTGCTAAATTTTGCTTTATTTTTGACATACTTTCACCAGACAGTTTAATCATATCTGATCTTAATATCGCATTTTTCTTTTGGAACTCAACGTCACCTATTAAATCAGCTTGAGCTGTTAACGTACCAGTTTCCCTACTTTGATATATGCCCTTTTGCAACTCAGCGTAGTTTGATTGTGATTTCCGCACAAATTCCATTGCGGCTTCTCCTGTTAACTCTTGCCCACCAGAAGTTTTAACAACAACGCTGCCATCTTTCATTTTTACCAATACACCTGATTGGTCTGGTAAGTCTGATACAGATTGCACGTTTACATTACCCGTAAGAGAATTTTTAAATAATTCTAATTGTTGCTGCCTTCCAAACTGCTTATCCGCACTTGTTTCTTGCATCATATAATTTATAGCTTGACCAGCGTCTATTGCGCCTGACTCTACAGCCCCGGCTAATTTCTCCTGATTATTTGCCCGCAAGTAAGCTACAGTTTTATTTAAATTCCCAGCAGCTACACGTTGCATACCACGCTCACGAATGCCTTCACCTGCACGCATCTCTGGCATAATTAATGGATCAAGTGCGGCGGCAAAGTTTTGCGCTCTACTTAGCCCGGTGTTTTCGTTACGCTTTCTAGCATAATCTAGTAAGCCACCAAAGCCACCTCGAGATTGCGATGGGTTTACTTGCTCTTGAATAATTTCTGCTGGCTTTTTTATCATTACATTAACCCCGCACCAAGTTGTAGATAACTAAATAAACCGGGGTTCATTGTCTTGGTTTCTGATTGTGGAACTGGCGTAACACCAAGAGCAGCAAGTGGTGCATTAAGTGCAGCCGTTGGAGCGCCAGTGTAACCAGCATATTGTTGTTTAGCTGCATCAATGAGTGATTGCTGTAAACCTTGCTGTAGCAGACCTTGTTGGGCTTGCTGTTGCTGTATCGCTTGGCCTGTACCAAATGCTTGCTGACCAAGTTGACCAAGTTGAGCCGCGCCAGCCATTTGTCTGCCCTGCTGTGCTTGTGCTGCTTGCAGTGCTGTGTTGAACCCTTGCTGTTGCAGATTGCCAAATGCTTGTGCGCCTTGCCTTGCAAATCCTTCGTTTGTCAAAGCTTCTGCTACGCCATGCCTTGAGCCGCCAAATGCCCTAGCACCTGAAGCTTGCGCTCCTAAAGTGTTCATCTGCATTTGCCGTTGTCTTTCAAGATCAGCTAACGTGTTTTGCGTAACTTGCCTTGTATATGGGTTCATAAACTGACCAATGTTTGGGGCTTGCATTGCAGCTCTCGTACCCTGAAATGCTTGCTGTAATCCGCCAGCCGCAGCTTGGTTTACGTTAAACCCTTGTGGCTGGGCAGGCGCAGCAGTTGGAGCTGCCATTGGTGAATATTGTGTAGATGGAGATGGAGCTGGCATAGCTCTTGGCATTTCACCATTCCCACCACCTTTGCCGCCAGACATTGGTGGTGATGGTAATGGAGTGAAATCACTTACGCCTGTTGCAGGCATTCCATCTTTTCCCATTGGTCTTACTTGTCCGCCGCCAGCCATCTTATGCTTCCTTCTTATTGTTTTTTGGTAGCAATACTGCGCCTACTGCATATGAGAATGCTTCGCCAACTGTAGCTATCACTTTACCAACTTTATTAGACTTATGTTTTTCTGGACTCATTGTGTGAGCCATTTCTTCTGCCCATGCTTTAACAATAGGCCACATAACTTTACGTGCAACTTTACCGCCAACTGTGTCTCTCTTAACAAAGTCTGCTAGAGGCGCAGCCCATGCATGGTATCCGTTCATTAGTTTTCTATTGTTTCTATGCAACCAGACGCCGTATCTTTGGTCTAACCGCCATATCTCGCGCGGCAAATAACCTAGCTCATAATATGCACAACATAGGATTTTTGATGATCCGCCGCCGCTTGAGCTTGAGCCACCGCCGCTACTTACATTGGGGCCGGGCGCTCTAACTGCATTGCCGCTTCCATCTTTCACAGCGTTACCTTTAGAGTCTCTAACAACTCCGCCAGTATATGTTGGTGTAGGGTTTGAATTATCACGTCTACGTGCAGCCTCTTGAGCAACTAATGCTGCTTCATTTCTTATTGCCAGCTCTTGAGCTTCTCTTTCAGCTACAACTTGAGCATTGTATGCCGCTTGCTCTGCCGCAGATTTATTAGCGTATGCATCCTGTTGTGATTGCGTTGGAGTATTTACATCAAACATTGCATAATTATTTGGGTCAAACCCACCAGCCGCAGCTTTTGCCGCAAGGTCTTTGCTTTGAGCATCAACTGCGCCCTCAAAATTAATTGCTGGATAAATATTATCAGCAACACCTCCAGCAAAACCAGCCAAGCCTACTTCTGGTAAGCCTGTTAAATTGCCGCTTAGACCTCCAGTGACAAGTGAGCCACCATACGATCCGCCAGTGCTATCATAGCCTCTTCGAGTAGGGTTTCCATCTGCGTCTGGGAAGGTGTTATAGTATGCCATTCCGCCTGATGGATTTTGTTTAGATGGTTCTTGGTTTTGCAGCATCTTTAAGTTATCATAAAAACCCATTTGGTTTGAGCCTACAGCACCCATTGCTATATCTTCTTGGGCTAACCTAGCCGCAGCGCCTTCTGGACTTTCGACATATCTTCTCTGGGCTTCGTTCAATACTTGTGTCTTAGGATCGTAGCCGCTTCCGGGTGCTATAGTTTCTGCATACCTAGCCATTTCTTTTTGCGTAAGAGAAGAGCCACTAACTTGCTGACCCATTAAATCATCTAACCTTTGACGATTTTCATCACTGCGAGATTTTCTGCGCATATCTTCCATTGTTAAAGCGTCTTGTGCTGCGCGCTGTGTCTCTGCGTATGTTGGATACATATTATAATCTATTGGAGCGAATGAGTTTTGCCCGCCAGAATATGGATTGATAAAGAAGCTATCCATATATGCTTTCTGCGCTGGCCTTTCCATTGCAAGCGCATTTAAAGATTGCTCATATATTGGAGCTGATGAATAACCACTTACGCCGCCAGCATATTGTGTAGGATCACCCATACCGCCCATTATGTCTTGCTGGCTTGTCGGTGCGCCCATTCCAAATGCGCCAGCAACGTCAGCAGTGTTTTGAAACGCGGCTTGTTGCATAGGCGTGAATGCAGCTACGTCTGGGCCATAGTATGGAACATAACCAAGCTGTGAAATACGTTCAGCTTTGTTTAGGTTACGCTGCGCCGCTTTCTCAATGTATTCTGGGATTTCAACACTTGATGATGTTGATCCGCCTTTGCCACCTGACATTAATCAAACTCCTTAATATACGACGAGTGTAGCTGATTCCAGCCATGCTTCGCCAATGGTTTTTTCCAGCCTACACGCCCCGTCATGGTTAGTGCTGTGCATCCTTGCGCTTTAGCCCACTGTATCACATCTTGATGCATATCCAAAATCTGATCCAATTCACCACCGCCAAGGAACACGTTTAACATTCGTTTACGTGGATATACCACAATTTCTGTTACTATGCACCCCTTTGGCGTAGGCCACAACTGCATTGTCCCTTTATATATTCCCTCGGCCACATCAATAAAATCATGCGTGCCGCCAGAATACTCCAAAGCGGCTTCAATCCAAGTTCTGCAACGCTCTAATTCTTCATTCATGCGTGCGTCCTCGTAATCGCTAGTGTTGAGGACGGTATTGCTGGCACTGGAGATGATGCTGCTGTGTAATTTAAAAATCCAGATGTATTATCCATCATGTAATTTATTTCAAGATAATCATTAGCCGCCACAGTAAATATCTGCGTTCTGGATGTAACGAGTGTAGCATTATTCTGATGTAATGCAGTTGTCATAGCGCCATTTGCTGTATCAACACCATTTATACTAGGCCAAAAATAAAAGTGTATTGTGCTTGCACTTGTCGATGATATTTGTGCTGAAAATGATAATACATATTCACCAGCCTCTTCAAATACAATTCTACTTGTTGGCGTACCTTGTGTAATCTTTGAATGGCCAGACGGTGCATCATAGGTCAGCTTGTATGCCGTATTTGCTAGGGCTGGTGTAACATCTGATGTTTTAATAAAGTTAGCGTGTCCGCCCTCTACTACGATTTGACGCCACTCTCCGCCTTTGCTTACGACTGGATATTCATATGATCTATCCCACATAAGCGTACCATCATCAGCTGCGGTTTCCCCACCAGTTTGCTGAACAAGAGGTGATCTTGTCTGGGACATAAACTGCATGAGGCGTCTGCCCCATGTTTTCCAATCATCTCCATATGGTTCTGGTGGCCTTTGCTGTTGCGTCATCTTCTACCGCCTGCAACGACATCAATTCTATTTACGCCAACACGCCAATCGCCAAGTGTAACTGCGCTAACACGCATTCTCATTTGACGCCCTGTAAATCTTAGTGAGGTTGGTGTGGACATTGTGTATGGCCCGTAATCACGTTCAGTTCCATTTGGATAGAAGCGTGTCTTAAATGTAACATTCACATCACCTTGCGTTTTCTCGTCGGGCAACATTTCAGTTACAGATGCCACTGTATCGCCAGAGCCAAGCATAATAGGGCCAGTTTCAGCAAATGGCACAAGTGTTCCATAATCAAAGCCAATTTCATGCTCATATATTTTGTAGTTATCTGCGTCTACCCAAAGAGGTTTTCTAAATGCGCCTGCGTCTACTCCAGCAGTTCTTGCCAATTCACCAATATACCATGTGTTTTCAATATAGTTAAATACAACGTAGCGATTGTTTTCGGTAGATGAAGCAGATGGGTAAAACCAGAATATCTCACCAAAGTTACTATTTGTTACGCAGAACGCTTTACTTATTTGGCCTCGGTTCATGTCGTTAAACACGTAATCTGCAACTTCGCTTTGTATCTCTTGAACCGCACCGCCTGTATAAGCATAAAATGCGTGTGCGCCCATCCAGAATGCACCGCTATCAACTACTGATACTGCTTTATTTGCAGCTAATCCACATGACGAACCAACACGCTCAATACCATAAACATATGGTGGGCCTACATAATTTGCTACGTGTGCGTCTGTGCTGGTTAAGATAAGCGTTTGGCCTCGCACTTTAATGCCTGCCATAATTTGACCGCTTGTGTTTAACTCTAAATCACCAGCTTCATTTGTGGCGGCTGGCGTCCATAGTGTATTATCTTCTCGATCAGACCATTGCACTTTGCGCGGGTTTCCACCCGCTCCAAGAGCAAATAAGAAACGCTCTTCTGTCACCACCAATGATCTATTATTTATTGGAGCGTTTGCTATAGCTGCGGCTGGTGTGCCTGTAGCCAATGCCCACTCGTATATTTTACCATCATCTTCCGTACATCCCACAAGGTTTTCGCCCCACGTGTCTAATGCCCAAGATGTTGCTGGCTGTATTCTTACTGTGTCTGGACGTTCTACACCAAATGCGTAGCTGCCGTATAAACTACCGCCATACCCCGTAAATGATATTGCGTCATCTCTGCCCGCAGTAAATGAAGTTGGAGTTATATCAAACCTAGAGCCAGTTTGATTCCAGATATATAATTTATTATATGATCCGCCAGCTATCCACCGGGCATTGCTATTATCTATCCAAGATAACATGCCACGCACTGGAGCTGCGGCTGCGTTATCCGAACGTGTACGCCAGCCACCCATTGGGCGCATAGTATTATCTATCCATCGAATTAAATTTGCATCACGCCAGCGACCATTGGATTGCAGGTCAGTTCCGTTACGGTAAACTCCAGAAGGAATATCTAGTGGAATAAGTGGCATATAGACCTCATGGCGTTAAACTTATGGGACTATAACACATTTTGTAGTAAAATAACAACAGGGGCAATGCATGTCGCCCCTGTTGTGTATATTTATTATTCTGCAGCTTCAACTTCAGCTTCAGGTTCTTCTAGTGATACAGCTAAATGCTTCACAAATGCTTCACGACCAATGTTTAGCTGGTCTAGGTTAAATCGAGCATTGTCTAATTTACGGCCCAGATCATTTATGTGGTTTAGCATTATCTTTTGCTCGTCAGTGAAGTCATCAACATTATATTCTATGTCGTTGACTGTAATGAGGTTCTTTTCTTTTTTACTCATTGTAGTCTCCTTTGGTTAGGTTAATTTAGGAAGCGGTGTATCCGTTCCCTGCTGTGATAGCCGCATTAGCCGCTGTCATATCTTCTGATGTCCAGTAATCTTTAGCAACCATTAGTTCTAGGTGCTGAGTATTACGATCCACACAGTCTTGTCGATCTTCTGCATCATCATCTGCCATAACATTACCAGCAATAACATCATTGATAAGTGCAACTGAGTCACCCATTGCTGAGTAGTTCTGTGCGATTTGTTCTGCTGTTAAGTCATCCATGGGTTATGCTCCTTCTAAAGCTGTAATACGAGCCTCTAGCTCTTGGATTGTTTTTACTAATAGTGGTACAAGTTTAGACTGATCTATACCTTGGTACTCTGGGTTGCCGTCTGCATCGACTGCATCCTTTGTGCCTGTGATAGCCTCTGGCACGACTGCCTGAACCTCGTGTGCAAGGAAGCCATCAACCGTCTTTTCTGGCGTGCTAATAAAGTTAAACTGATGGACAGGAATTTGCTTGAGGCGGTCTGTTGCACCTGTCAGTTCAACTACGTTTTCTTTTAGGCGGTAGTCGGACGATGTGTTGTATGCGGTACTTGATGTGCCAACATTGATGTTCCCCACTCCAATTCCCGAACTATTTAAGAAAAACCCTGCATAATAATTATGATTTGCTGAAGGTCTGGTTCCAAGTCCAACCTCAGCTGCGCCAATGCCACTAGCGCCAATAGCAGAACCGCCTGATTTTTCTACAGTTAAATTAGGGTTTATGCCTGAACCCACGAAAACACTAGTAGTCCCGATCATAGCACGACCACTGCTGTCAACACGAACCCTAGGATTACCATCCCCATCAGACAGCACGATGTTGTTGCTTGAGGTGCGGATGTCTAGGCCGTGTTGGTTGCCGTTGTATAGGCCAACAATAGTGTTCTTAGCTCCAGAAGTTACTCCAGACCCAGAACTATAGCCTACGAAAGTGTTATTACCACCTGTAGTATCAAATCCAGAGCCTCTCCCAAGAAAGGTACAGTTGCCATTACCATTTAATGTGTAGCCAGCATTTCTACCTATAACTACGTTATCTCCACCTGTTTGGTATGCTCTTAGGGCATTATCTCCAATAGCTACGTTGCCTGATGCGGTGGTGTTGTTTTCTAGAGCCTGTGCACCAACAGATACGTTGCTTGAGCCTGTAGTGTTACTAAATAAAGCACTTCTACCATGAGCCGTGTTACTAGCGCCTGTCGTGTTAGTGTATAAAGAATACATACCACTAGCAGTGTTGTCATCTGCGGTAGTGTTGGCTTGTAAAGAGTTTCTACCAATAGCAGTGTTAGCTGTACCAGTAGTATTCGCAGAAAGAGATTGATACCCAACTGCGGTGTTGTTGGATGCGGTGGTGATCGCATCACCAGCTAATGCACCGATGAGGGTGTTCTGTACACCTGTTGTGATTTGCTCACCAGCATTAGCTCCTACAGCCGTATTAAAACTATTTGTAGCTGAAGCATAGTTTTGATTTGCTAATGTACCTCTTCCTATTGCTGTACTAAAACTGCCTAAATCATCTGCACCTAAAGAACCGCTACCTAATGCTGTATTGTAATTAGATGTTGTGATAGCATCACCTGCAAGACTACCAATGAAAGTGTTTTCTGTACCCGTAGTATTACTAAGCCCAGCCTGATAACCAACAGCAGTGTTGTTATTTGCGGTGGTGTTTGAGTATAAAGAGCTATGCCCTAAAGCTACATTATTACTTCCTGTAGTATTAGTATAAAAAGCATTACGCCCTAATACTGAGTTAAGATTGCCAGTAGTAGTATTATATAAAGCATTCATACCAACCACAGTGTTGTTTGAACCTGTAGTATTACTGTACCCTGCACCTTTACCTATAAAAACAACTTCACCCGTAGTATTACTAAACCCAGCTTGATAACCTACTGCCGTGTTGTAGCTTGCGGTGGTGTTGTTGGTTAGTGCTTCTGCGCCCAAAGCTGTGTTATATTGACCAGAAGTATTGTCATATAAAGCGAGAGAACCAAAGCCGCTGTTTTGAGAACCTGTGGTTGAGTTTAAAACCGCACGACCCATTGCGGTGTTTGCGTTACCACTAGCGTTAGAAGTTAATGCCTCTGTTCCTACCGCAGTGTTGTTTCCACCAGAAGTTAAGCTATCCAACGCAGTATCACCTAACGCCACATTGCCTGTACCCGTAGGATAGTTCCCGTCCAGCTTGATTGTGCCGCCGTCTACTGAAACATTACCTGCAACTGTAAGGGATGTAAGGCTTCCAAGTGACGTAATGTTAGTTTGTGCAGCAGTTGTTAGCGTACCCGCAATATTTGTAAATGTACCAGCCGCAGCTGATGCTCCGCCAATGACTGTGCCATCAATCGTACCAGAGTTAATATCAATACCCGTGACAGGTGTTGTCCCGTCTAGCAGATTATCAACGCTATCTAAATTGGTGTTTATCTTTGTACCCCAAGTATCTTCAGACGCGCCAACTTCTGGCTTCACTAAGCTATATGTCGTTGTTGTAGTATCAGCCATGTTAATCTCCTATGCGGCGTTAGCCAAAGTTATACTTCTTGCCTATGAAGCTGTCCATTCCATCTATGTAGGGGAAGTGGCAGACCAATCATTGACTGCGTTAGGCACATATTGCCACGTTTCGGGTGTCTTTTCAAGGGGTGTCCATATTTCAGGCGTATTTTGTTCAACTTCCCACTTCTCAATTGCTCGGCATGTCGTAGACAATGCTGTTGCAATTGCTGACGCGGAGAACTGCACCCGGTTAACTGTAGCAGTTGTGCTTAGTGCTGTATTGATTTGCGATGCACCGCTAAATACAACAACTGCGTTTGATGATGTGCTAGATGATGGTGTTATATTTGATATTGCATGTCTCACACGCACCATATCTGAGCTGGTTGTAGATGTTGTTGCTATTGCGCTGCTTGAGTTACGTGTTCTTGCGCCTACAGCAGATGTAGATGAGCTAGCAGGTATTGCTGATGCAACTTCACGCACACGCTGGGCAGAACCAGACGTTGTTGATGATGTTGTGCTACTTGCGGATGCTTCACGCACTCTTTGCGCTTGCGTTGCAGTAGTGGATACTGTGATTATGTCAGATGCACTTAACCTAACACGCACTGAAGCTGACGCTGTAGACGCAACTGTGATAATTGTGCCAGCGCCATCCGTGACAAAGCCATCTAGCCCAAAATTATATGAGCCATATGTACTGCGTCCATATCCACTGCGGTATTCAGCCATTAGTCTAGGGTAATATCAAGATCGCCTGATGGTAAGCGGAAAACATCACCTGTATCAATTGTTTTGCTTGTGGTTAATGCAGCATACGCAATTAAATTGCCGCCAGATGCAGCATCAAACACGCCTACGTGTGTTACTGTGCCATATCCTGATGTAGCTGTATCCCACTCAATAGCTGCGTTATTTGACGCTGTATTTCCTGATATTGTGAATGTTACAGCTTGACGACCATATCCACCGCCAGACACTTCTGTGCCACCGCCTGTATCATCTGGTGCGCCAGTGTATAATGCTATGTGCCACGCTGTGGGGCGTGTTGCGCTACCTGTTGTAAACACCCACGTTAGAACTGTTGTCTCGAATGTATTAGAAAAACTCATTTTAATATGCCCTTATTTTCATACGACGACCAGAGCCGCCAAATTTAGCTTTTTCACTTGCTTGGTTTATTGAATCAATTGCGCTTTGGTATAATGCCGCCCATACTTGTATTCTAGCGTCATCTTTTAGATATGGCGCAGAATGTATTAGTGAACCATACAAATATGCGTCAGGGTAATGCTCCAATATCCAATTTGACGTATTACTATCAGATAATGCGTCTGTTTTACCAAAATAATACAATTCTGACGTGTATGTGCCATCTGGAACTGGATAAACCTCTAATTCACCTGCTGTAACTGCATAATATGCTGGTTGCCCGCTCGTGTTTAGGTTTCTAAACTTACGATCAAGCATTTCTGCTTGTGATATTAGCTCAAGTGGGCGTGTATCTCCGCTTGTAATATAAAACCGTATAACTTCGAGCATATCTGCGGGTATTGCACTATATTGCGTGTCAATCTCGGCTGTGCTGCGCTTTTCTTGCCGCCAATGACGGATTTGCCTGTTTAAATCTGCTTCTGCGAGTGAGACAAACGTAGATGACACAGATGTTAAGTCATCTCTATTCAGAAAATCTGCAATATTTGTCTTTAATTCTGCATATGTTGTAATTGGCATTATTCAACTCTCAGTTTATTTCTGTATAACATATTTATTAATAAGATAGTAGCCCACGTTCTAACTCTTGTTGTTTTTTATATTCTTGCATAGCGGTCAATACACCCGGTGCTAATAATCCAGCAGCAGTTAAATTTTTTAAATGTTTAAATTCTGGATCAAATCTTGCAAATTTTGACCTTAATGTTGTTGGGTCAAATGTAACTGCTGTTGTCGCCATCTCTGGGCTTAGTCCAATATGATCTGGGTGAGGAAACTGACTTCCAATATCAACGACATCTTTAATAAGTAATCCGCTACTATCTGTAGTTCTTGCCGCCCTAGCCGCCTCTGGAGATGATGCCCAAGATGCCCAATCTTGTGTCATATCTGATATTTTTTTACGAGTAGGTATTCCATCTTGTTTGAAATTCATTCTAGCGTACTTTGGGGCGTCACCCCAATTTGCACCTTCAAAATTTGTTTTTGCGTAATTATCTGTTTTACCTAACAATGGGTAAACTGCACCTCTATCATCGTATAGATTGAAAGCATCTGTTGAAAAATCTCGACCAGCAGTAGGATTTTCAGTTGGGCTTCCAGCATACCTATTCGCATTATACCTATCTGTTGTACTCCAAATGCCAGTGTCGTAATCTTGACCGCCAGCTATGTCAGCATCCATAGCTTTTATTCCACCTTGTCCGCCATGAAATAATTCTTTGTTATAGCCAAGCTGGTCAGCTCGTAACTTTCTAGCGCCCTCACTCATATTTAACGGCGTGTTATTAAACATATATTGTGGGTCTGCCATAGACATCATTTCGTCAGTAACATACTTTGCCTCACCCTTTGCGCGTAGCTCTAGAATTTCTTTTGCAGTTTTTTCTGCTTTATTTTTAGGCTTGGGTAGTGATGGGCTAGAAAGAGCATCAAGTATACCTTTAACCTCTGAATTAAAATTTGGATCGTAATCAAGCAGTGGCGTCGATGTGTCAGCGCCATCTAAATCAATAAAACGCACTTTTGCATTTTGCACGCCCTCTTCCGCCACTTTAGTCAACCTATGATGTCCATCTTGAACAAACATTTTTCCGTTTTTTCTAACGACAAAGGGCAACTCACCAGCGCTAGAAGATGTAGTAGAGAAATCTGGGTTTACTGTAGGTTGCGTAGCATAAATCTGATTAATCGGCACTTCCTCAACACGAGAAGTAAGTGCTGATACACGTCGATTTTCTTCTTTATTTAATGTGGGTTTTTCTACATCTCTAAACGTCCAGCCTGTTTGTGTTGGGTCAGCTTTAGGATTTAACTTTATATTACCAAAAGACATGCCCAGCGCGTTTGGATCAACTTCAATCCGTTTAGCTTTATCAAGTAATCCCCTTGCGCCCTTCTTAATGCCGGCAGCCATAGCGTCGCCAAGGCCGGGGACTAATCCAACGAGAGCTGCGCCGCCTAGAGCTGCCACCATTGCATAATTAGGGTCTGGCTTTTGTAATTCGTCGTAAACTTCTTTGGCTGCCATAGCGTCGCCAATGATAGGCGTGGCTTCAGCTACAAATCTTGCGGCGTCCATTGCTGTAATACCTTGGTATGGCGTCGCCGTTCTCTTTCCAGAGAAACTCATTGGCCTTTGTTGATCTAGTAAGCCCATTAGTCAAGAAAACTTTCTGCCATACTTATTGTATTAAAAGCTCTAGCCAATGCAGCTAATCCGTCAGGCTGTGACATGCTATAAGAATAATTTTGTGGGTCTCTATTATACATATCTGTCAGGTATTTAACAAAACCTTGCTTGTTTGGTATCGCCATATCTTGCAATTGAAGCATGTCTTCATATGGAAGCAGACTGGTAAAAGGAGAAATATCTGAGCTAGGCGCTTGGCTTGACCTTAGTGGCGGCGGGCTAGTCTCAAGTAAACCAAGTTTTCTTTTAGTATTTGCAGGCGCTTCAGTCATCTTTGACAGCAAACCTTCTTTGACAGGATCATTGCCAGCAAAGTTAGCTTGGCCTAGCGTGCCGTAATATGTTTTTTCACCAATATTTTCTACAGGTTTGCCGCCAGTAGTCATAAGCGATCCATTAACATATTCCATCTCGTCGCCGGGTGTTAAGACATTAGCCAAAAACTCAGTAATGCTGTTTCTATCGCTTGCACCTTTATCTAGCGAGTTAAGAAAACTTAAAAATTTATTTTGTGCCATAATCCTAGCCTATTTAATATATTAACTGAACTTATCACAATTTTTCCATATTAGCTAGTACCACACGCATTCTATCTGATAGCTTCCACGTTCCAGCTCTCCAGCGGGCGGCGTGTTGTGCATCTTCCAAAGATAGGCCTCGGCTCATATAATTTCTAATCCACTTATTCATCATTAAATTTTTCATCTTAGGTGACAAATTGTCGAATTTTTTTTTATTCATGCAATGCCTTTAAGGTTTCGCTTGATAGACCTATTCCAGCTCACACTTGCGCCAGACAGGGCTGTGGCTGCGTCTGATGCCATAGTTAAACATAATGCATCCGCCAAGTCAGGCGATTTTAGCCCACGCTTGCGCATCGCGTCCTTACTCTCAGCCTTCATCTTGCCTGCGCTGGTAAATGCGTACCTTATGCCAGTTAGCTCGGCTAGGAGCTGATCATTTTTTGGCAGCTTGCATGACCTGTCTTCCAGCCACGCTTTAGTCTTAAACCATAACTCGCTGCGCAGATTCATGTAAGTCTTGCCCATAGCAGGCGCTTCGCCAACATTAATTCCACGCACTGGAGCGCCTAACTCACGTAATCTATCAACTACTCCGCCGCCAACGCCGATACTGTCCACAAGTATTTCGTTTGGGCGTAGGCTTGGCGATAAATTATCATATTCAGCCATTACTCTGCCCACAGTCTGCATTAAGTCTAAGCCTTGCCACGCTTCAATATCAGTTACAACATTGCCATACCTTTTGCACAATGCAGTCTTATCTGTGCCAAACCTAGCAACATCCAAGCCCCATATAGGTCTAATGTCAGGCGTAATCTCAATATCACGGTGTATTGCGCTCTCTGCGAGATGAAACGGTATAATCGTATCATCATCAGCCATAGGGAACTCACCTAGCACACGTATGCGGAATGCATTTGAATCCTCGCCGTAACGCTCACGCATTTCATCGACAAACTCTGTTGATACAAGCGGGCTATCGACGCACGACCATCTGCGCGTCCACCAGCTCTTAGCTAATCTAGTTTGGCTCTCAAAAAATGTGCCTGACGAACGTGTGGGGTTAGACAAGAGTAACGTGGTAGCATTATGCCCTGACATTGACCCAGCGGCTGCCTCAAAGACTTTCTCAGGTACACCTGATGCCTCATCTACCACCAATAAAACATTCTCAGAGTGAACGCCTGCTAACGCTTCTGGCGTTTCTGCGCGTGACGTTCTAGCGGATATGAAAGCCTCTGACGCTGCCGACGTTAGCTCGACGCGGTCTGATTTGGTGGTTAGCAATTGCTGTAGATGGGGTGGCAACTCGTTAATCCATCGTTTTAGCTCGGCAAACAATGCGTCAAACAATTGGCTAGACGTGGGCGCTGTGACGACGACTTTATTGGGAAAGCGTAGCAGGAGAAACCAGAGCATAGCCCAAGAGGCTGACGTGGACTTGCCTGTACCGTGGCCTGACCTTACGGACATTTTACGCTCGCCATTCGCTATGGCCTCCAGAAACTCTGCTTGGTAATCGTATGGCTCTGCGCCTAGCACCTCTTTGACGAACAGCACTGGGTCATCCCGGTAACGTAGGACAAACTCTTGTAACGGATTGTCACTCATCTGATACATCCTCATAATCTGCGTCAATCGTCTTGGCTTCACGCTCTTGGTCTTCTTTATGGATAGCTGCCAGATCGGAATTGACTTTGCGTAATGCGTCTAAATGCATGTCACCCACAGATATAGTCACGTTTGTCTGGGGTCTATTGCCGTATCGCTCCTGATTATACGAGCCTGCCATAAATTTGCGCCACTGCACCTTTTCTCGGGTGGCGGCTATTTCGCTTGATGTGCTGCCGCCATCCAGATCATCTACCATTGTTAAGCCTTGCTCTACGAGTGCATCAGCTGCCTCTTGCCTAGCTTTGCGTAGGGCTTGCTCGTACTCAGGTATGGTCTTGAGAGATGTGCTGAGATACTGCCGGGAGCAATCATATTCTTTTGCAAGGGCTGTGAGTGTCGTGCCTGAAGCTATCTGCTCAAACAAGTATTCAGCACCGCCTTTGCTTAGTACATCGGCAAGTATTCTTCTGCGTAATGCTTTGCCAGCCATTGTTGTTCTCCTATCTACCGTGGTTAGGGTGAAAATTATATTTTTTTTCGGCGGCACTTCTAGCGGATGCTGCTTCTGTAATATTATCATAATATCCAAGGTTAATTGTTTTTCGATTAACGCCTATTTGTGCTGACCACTTTGATAATTTTTTATTCCAAGATACACCAATAATCCCGCTAGTATTAGTGCTAGGGCGTTTTTTATTTTTACCATTTTCACGAACACTAACAACTCTCATATTTTTTATGCGGTTGTCTAATGGGTTTCCATTGATATGATCGATTTGTTTATTAGGCCATTTGCCGTGATATAATGCCCAAGCAACTCTGTGAGCGCCGTAAGCTATCTTGTTAACCTTGCATTTAAGATATCCTCTGCCATCCTTGTAGGTTGCAGTTTCTTTGCCGGCATAGTTACTATTCCAATATTTAACTGATCTTTCGATGTTTGCTGTTTTAGGCGGGTAATGCTCTTTGGTTCTCTTGAGCCAATACATTCTGCCCGTCTTTGGGTTATAACGTATTGTCTTGCGTAAATACTCTACAGTTGGTAATTCTTTTTTCATCGCGGCTATCCTTTCATAGCTATTGCCGTGTAGGTGCATTACTTTTTGCAGTTTAAGTAATGCACCATTATACTTTAAATTATTTTTTTTCGAGAAGCAACATAGGCAATTGTGTGCGTGAGATTATACACACACACTACCCCCGTAGAATCCGTTGACGGGGGGGCTTCCTCGCTGCGCCAGATGTACTAGTTTCGCCTAAATGGAACAACGCATAGCTCATATTGGCTGTATATTGGCCTATATTTGGCTAACCTATTGATATCATTAGATATACTGTAGATTTACCTGTATATGTCCGATAATGTATATTATGTTAACTTTCAGTTTATCCGAAACTGTTGACTATAGTTTTGCTTTCTATTACGCGGATGCGCCCGTGCAACGGCGTGCCAATGTGTTGTATCGCACGTAATCTACATGTAATGCAGAGCATGTTATGCCGCCAGTAAGTCAATGCACTGTCTTCTCTGCTTCCTCAAGCACTTGCTCATGCAGCTCTATGAGCGCCTCTGCCAATGATTGCAGTACAGTCTGAGCCGGCACAATAGTAAGCCTATCAGTTATATAATCGCATAGCTCGTTTAGCTCATGGTCAGCATCGTCACTGTCAGCACAATGTAAATCTAAGGTTAAGTTTATGACAAACTCAGACAATGCTTTGCTCCGTGTTATGTGGGCGTGCAGTGAGGAAAGACAACCGCACGCCCCAGTTAAGCGGGCGTCGCATTGAAATGCAAAACAATGCGTCGGGAGGAGGAGAACCCGCTAACTATACTATGCCTTATGAAAGGCTGTTGATCAAGCCTATCCGACCTCATTTGCCAGCTCATGTGCCAATGCTAAATAACCGCAGCCATCAATGCTGCTATCCTCATGCACGCCACCGCGTAGCCTCGCAATCTTCAGCAAGGCCATCATGTTCGCCACGTCAGATGCAGCTACATCCCTGCCAAGATACGCGCTCCACATGCGAGCAATTGTCGTGAAGTTTTCCGCAGCACTTCCATACTGCCTCGCCCTATCCCCGTTAATCAAAAGATCAGCCGTGTCCAATACCTCAGACCTCGACTTACCCCGGCCAACCTTCGCTTGATCTACTTCGCCCTCGCTTGCCTCGGTCTTGCCGCCAGCCGTTCTAATGTTTATCTTTTTCTTCATCTCTTGTTCCATATTATTTAACCCCGATTTTCCTTATCTCATACTATTCGCTTAACTACATACTAATATACTATACCTTAAGGTATATAGTATTAGTAGTAGATTGGTTACGATATACTAATTGCAATTAGTAGTTTGTCGTGTAAGTCATTGATATTGTTGCTACTAATGCTAATTAGTAGGTAATTAGTAGGTTGCATTTTAGCTCATTTTCCCGAAATCATCGCAAAACCATATATAGCCTTCATTTTGCACAATATGACCAGCACTTGTGAGGCCTGCAATTGACTGCTTGTAGGTTTGTGATGGGTTCGCTACGCCAGATACTTTACCCATGAAATGCTTCTTAATATCCTCCTCTTTAATAACCCAGAACGTGCTAGGTTCAGGCCAACCAACGCCGGCAGGATTGGACATGCCAATGCCCTCGCCTCGCAGCTGTTGGAAGCACGTCTTAAATAATATCTGATTCTTGCCCTTTATGGCTTTCTTATTGGCAGCTTCAACGTCATCACTGCTTGCCGGCACGATCACACATGTCGTCACAGCATCGCCGTCCATATCATGCCCTAGCTCAATTACATTCAACTTAAAGTGAAACTTACGCCCACCCTCCAAGTCTCTCTGCTTGGTGGCTAATGCAGTACGCAAGCCCGTCGCCTCGTCGTATGATAGCTCTATCTCAGTTTCCACAGCAGCTCTCAGTGAGCTATGCCCACGCGCCTTTGCGTCTAAGTTCTTGCCAGAGTGATGCACAAGCAATAGGTGGGCATCAGTCTCACCGCGTATCTTATCACACGCAGCTATCACAGCCGTTGATGATGCAGGCGAGTTCTCATCGCCGCCGGGCATTGATCTCGATAGCGTATCCACGATAATCATAGCAATATCGCCATGCGCTTGTTTAACCTCGTCACACAAATCAATGATCAGCTGCACGTCAGCGTTTTCCTCAAGCAAATTCACTGGCAATGCACGCATAGCTAATTTAGCCTCATGCTCTGGATATTGCTGGCGTAAGGCTACGATCCTATTATGCGTCGTCATACCGCCCTCAAGAGCTAAAAACAGCACGACGCCTCCCTTAACCTTATTGCCATGCCAATCTTGCCCCGCAGATACATGCCACGCCACATCTTGCACAAAGAATGACTTACCAACATTGCTTGGCCCATACACCATCGAGAGCTGCCCAGCGCCAAACCATCCTTTGACAAGATAACTCCTGTCTAGCTGTGGCATTGCATCGCCCGGAAAGAACACCTGATCAAGTAAGCTCTTCACTTCCAATGCCTTAGCAGTCGCTTCTTTACCTCGATTAACCCACATATCATTGAAGTCCCATCCGCCAACATCAGGCACAATAGACTTCACACCATGATCTGCCACGCATTTTTCAATGGCTTTAATGCCTGCCTCGTCGTTATCACCAGCCACCACTATGCGTAAATTAGGTCTAGCTTCAAGCAGCTCACCTATCACGGCAGTCATATTGCCCGCAGATAATGCGAATACTGTTGGCCTATCTGTCGCCATATGCACTGACATTGCAGTTGCCCAACCTTCGCAAACGTAAATCAAATCGTTTAATTTACCACCAATTACACTAAAATTACCAACAACTGGCATACCTGACGAAAATTTCTTTGCGCCTGTCGGATTAATGCTCTGCGTGCCTACACGCTTACCTTTGGCATTTATTACAGGTATATCTAATATGTCACCCTTTATAGACGCATTGCCTAATCCAATCTTTTTCTTAATCAGGTATGGATGCGTTGCTTCTAGCTCTGCTTCAGGCCAACTTATTGTATATTCTCTCGTCATTGGCTTCTCATTCTCATCAGGCCATAAACTCTGCCTTCGCAGCGCATCCTTTATGCCTGCATAATCTGAGCATTTACGGCACGTAACCATCACTTCATTATCAGACGTTTCCTTAATCCAGAACCGATCTTCACCCTGACATACCGGGCAAGCACCATGATATTCGCCTATGGCAGTCTTTTTCAATGATAATGCACTAATAATTTTATCTGAATATCTATCCCAGCTTGCATTTGGAAATTTCGTGTTTTGCATTTTATCCCTTCCTCAATTTATCGGACACGTTGGACATGTCCCGCTTTTGTCTTGTCCTGTCTCGGACATAGTGGACATGTCTCGCAAATGTCCTGTCGTGTCCGTTAGACAAAACCTCGATCAGTTCTGTCTAACGCTGTGATTAATTTAAAATGGAATGTCATCTTCCAAATCATTTGATGGTGTAGGCGTAGCTGGTGGCAATCCAAATGGGTCTTGCTCCACACCATTTATTGGTGTTGCTCCACCAGAAAATCCGCCTGCAACTTCAGTAAATGGATCATCTGCTTCCTGCTTTTCAGCCAACTCCAACACCTGCACTGCACGTAATCTTAACGACACGCCATTAATTGTGCCAGTGTTGTATGGCACGACTGTCACTGCGATATTTACAGTTGACCCTGATGTCAGCTCAAATCCATCAGGCAATTTCTTGCGTGATGCATCTACTTGGCGTGGTGGGTTTGTAGCTTCGCCAGAATATGCGCCTTTTAGTTTAGCTTTACCGATCCAGTGACCCTGCTTGTTGTCATCGATTTTATACGGCAAACTTAATGGCTGTTCAGGCCACTTGCGTTTGCTAGTCTCCAACGCCGCCGCATTTTTGTATGACTGCATACAAATAGTGTTCAGCTCTTTGCACTGCTCACCTGTCAGATTGAACGACATTTCGTATGCCGCGCCCTCTGCTGTAGGATCGCACTTTTGTGATTTGTACTCATCTTGATCAAATCTATATGTAGCATTTAATCTTGGGTATAGCGCTTTCACGCCGCTTATTATGTGTTGCATTTTACAACTCCTTTAAATGTGTGCAGCACCCCTGCACTGGGATTAGTTTATAAGCCGTGGTTTTCGTCTAACCATGCTGGCAAATGTAATGTCTCAAGTTCAGGCCATCCAGTGTCGTAAACATTTGTCTCTTGAGCCACTTTAATTTTGCGCAATGTTTTAAACATTTCATCTTCAGCATACTTATTGTATTTATCTGATAATTCATAGCAGGCCGTGGCATAGCTGTTCTTCTCAGTTGCAACAAATATAAAGTTTGTAGTTTCAATTCCGCATAGCTTTAATACATAACGATAGAAACATGCCTGCAAATCATATCGGAAGTTTCTTACTGACTTATCAAAGCCGCGCTGTGATGCATCCAAGCAAGACTTTAAGTCTATCACTATGCCTGCCTCTTTTAACAATCCATCCGGGCGGCATTTAAGCTCAAGCCCTGTTTTTGGGCATTCAGCTATAAAGCTGTATTCAGCAAGCATGTCCTTATTAGTCAGTAAGTTACGCGCCATTTTATTTTGCAGGCAACCATCTACCATTTTCTGACACTGTTCATATTCACCACTTGGCAACAGTATTTCATCTTGAGTTAAGAACTCTTCCTGATCCTTCCAAGCCTTGCTGCCACGACGTGATAAACCAGAGTCATGTACTAAATTTTTCTCTGGCTCTAACACCATAGCATGGAATGCAGAGCCTAA